TCACAGCCTCTCCGTGAATGACTTGATTTCCTTCCAAGGGGAAAGATCATCGCTCAAAACGATTGCTCCGTTTTCGAGTTTTCCAGATTCCAGTGCTCGATCCCACTCGATCTCCAGCACCCTTACGCCGAAGCTTGAGTCTGGGTCGCGTGCGACGGCAAGAATGATGTTCTCAGATGCGTTGACGGGAATTCTAAACTGACCCTGAACGAGAGTCGTTATCGTGAGGTCGTATTTTGCACCGCGAATGATTGCATGCATGTCGACAGACTTATCGTGCGCTGCACGGTCGTCGGGTTGAGGAACCGCGACCTGGCCGCCGTCCATCTGTATAAAGCCAGCAACTACGTTAGCGGCACCCTGCTCAGACATGATGTTTGCACGCTGTTGCGCACCGGTCGCCTTCGCTGGTGTGCCGGCAGCAAGCCAGCCCGCGTCAACCTTGAGGATCTCAGCGAGGGGTACGTACATCTTCTGCCGTGGCACTGTCATGCCCGAAAGCCATTTTCGCACGGTCTCCAACGAAGTTTTGTAGCCGCGGCGATCAAGCTGCTCAACAAACCAGCGGAGCCGACCTTCGTTTGGCGCCGGCACCTGGGGATTGCTGTCGGCAGCCTGCAGCAGGCGTCGGGCAAACTCAGGATGCACCTGTTTCTCAGGTGTCCGGAAGGGAACGCTCACGATGAATCCTTTCAAAACGGAATATCAAGACCCCAAGGGGCCCGATTCACCGTCATGAAATGTCACATCTAATGTGAAAGTCAAGGTTTCATTGCAAAGGTTCGAATGATGTGATCCTGCGTCGCCTCCTTACGATTGAGGACTGAGAGCGCCCTTTCATCGTAAGTTCCGCGAGCAATGATAGGGTAAATCAACACCTGATTCGTCTGGCCTGGTCGCGGTAGCCGCATGTTCGCCTGTTGCCAAAGCTCGAGGGAGAACGTCAGACCATACCAGGCGGCAATATGACCGCCGTATTGAAGATTGGTGCCATGTCCGATCGATGCCGGGTGTGCCAGCAGCTTTCTGATCTTACCCTTGTTCCAGTCGCCGACAAGATCACCCTTATAATCGTTTGCGACCACAGCATCGGGATACCGGGTCTTGATTTTATCCTTGTCGAATTTGAAGCTGTAGAAAATGAGCAGGTTTTCGCCGTGTGCGGTGTCGACGAGTTCTTCCAATGCCGCCAGCTTGGCGTCATGAATTTCAACAACACTTCGATCTTCCCGGTAAAGACTGCCATTCGCAAATTGCAAGAGCTTGTTCGCGAGGACGCCACTCGAAACCGCCTCCACGTCGTAAGGCTCGGTGTAAAGCGTGCGCTCGAAGTCTTTGTATTCCTCGAATGCTTTCGCTGGCAGATCGACCGGCATCGGAATGAACCGTGGTTCATCGGCCACTTTCTCCTGCGGGATCGTGACGATGAGATGCTCAATCTTCGACAGGATTTTTGCTTCCGCCCCCGGCTTTATCGTCACGGCATGCGTGTAGCGATCCCGGTCAAAATACTCTTTCTCGAAATCTGACTTGCTGCGGCCGAGGGCCTTTCCTTGGTCCAGAAGATATGACTGCGCCCACAGGTCGATCACACCCTGCGGCGCTGGCGTACCGGTCAACAGGAATATGCGCTCGATCTTCCTGCGCGCCGTCGTCATGATACCAAACCGGGTCATGTTGCCACCTTTCGAAGCACGGACAGTTCCGTCGGCGCGCTTCGTCTTGGTCGCTTTTGTGCGGGCCTCACCCGCCTTGAAGCGGCTGGACTCGTCGATGATGACTGTATCCCAAATCCAGTTCTCGACCGTGCGGATATGCTTCGCCAGCCATGGCAGGTTCTCGGGATTGATGGTGGTAATCTCGGCGCGCTGCGCGATAGCGGCGGCACGCTCGGAGGCATCGCCGACGGCGATTGCACAGGAAATCGCCTGCGTGTGTGCCCACGCCTTCACCTCATCGTGCCATGTGTTCAAGGCAACATAGCGCGGCGCTATGACGAGGACGTGCTCCACGTCGAAGCGATTCAACAGATAGGTTAATCCGTCCAGCGTGGCTCCGGTCTTGCCCGAACCCATGCCGCTGATGATCAGCTTCGCTTTTTCAGTGCGGACGATGCGACTGATTGCCTGTTGGCCGGCACGCAAGGCTGAGCGGGTACGAAGGGACATCAAAGACCGTCGAGCAGGTCCGATGATGTCTTGACGACGGGCATCGGAGCTTGCCTCTCCTCATGTGTTGGATGAACTTGACGACGTAAACCCTGCCAGTATACGGAAACCCACTTTGCCTGATGCTTGGCATCGTCGAGTGCCGTATGTGCCGTTCCCTCGAGCTTTTCGTCGAATGCAACAATCCCGTCGGCGAGACGCTTGATCGTCCGACAGTCGCAGACATTCCAGAATTTCCACGGGGCTGGCCGCTCAATGATCCGCCCGAACGCATATTCGAGGATCGAGATGTCGAACGAAGCGCCGTTGCCCCAAGGCTTCACGTTATCGCCGTGCTTCAGACAGAACTCGTGGAACTTCGTGAAAACGAGGTGCGACGGATGCTTGCCGCGCACGACCTTCTGGCGCGCCGCGTCGCCCTGCCCGAGCCACCAGCGAATCGTTGACCCTGACGCCTTGCCGTAGCGCATTGCGTCTTCAACATCGATCGCGGCATCAAAGGTGTCACCCAGTTCACCGGTTTCGGGATTGAAGAAAACGGCGCCGATTGCAACCACGGGCGCGTTCACAGCAGTTCCGAGGGTTTCCAAGTCAATCATGAGGTCGGTGAATTTCACAGGAGGTCTCCTAGCAGGTCGGCGATGGGCTCGAGGTCGGGTTCGATTCCCCACTCGATGCAGCTTTTCAGATATTCGTGCCGGTCAACCTCCATGCAGAGGCCATCTCCGGATGCCAAAACCACCTCTGGAGGGTCTTCCGTGGAGAAGGCGCACGCACTCTCGGGATGAACGTAGTAAAAGCGGCTCATAGCAGGTCTCCGATCAATTCCGCCTTCACGCGGCGAGCATCCAAATCAGCAAAGAAGTCGGCACAGGCCTCGATGAAGACGCGCGTCGCTTCCGCGTCGACGGCGTTCCCGTAACCTTTGAGCATCCCTTGGCGCGACTTGCCTTCAAAGGCGCTGCCAGATCCCAAACGGAAGGCAGCCCCATCAACCAGCGGGAATGTGCAGGGCTCAACTGGCCGCCACTTTCCATCTCGGCAAAAGAGCCAATCAGCATCTCGCCAAAAGCCGTTAGTCGGGCCGGGCCGTTCAATTCGGCCAACAAAGACACCTTCGTCCAATCTACAAGTTGGGCTTGTTCGCAGTGATAGAGCGGCACCGTCGTCTGTCCGTGCTTCTCGAGACGCGCTCGCGCAATCTTCTCTATGACCTCTGGACGTCTCTCCCGCTCGGCCACGGTCGGTGTCGACCATCCAGTCAAGCTCGTTGCATCCGCAAGGTTCAGACCGAACCCCTTCGCCTGACGCGCCTCTGGTGTTTCCCCTTTGCCGTTGTTGATCGTCGTCGTCGTCGTGGGCCAGCCTGCTAGGTTCGGGTTCCCACGCGTAGCATCCAGGTAGTCGATAACTTCTGTCGTCAGAGATTTCTGAGAGCCACTCTTGCCGTTCCAACGATTCTGGTAACCAAGTCGCGCTTCGTGAGCCATCGGGGTTCCCCACCCCGCCAACGGTGCCTGATGTGCTAACATCGTCGGCGCAAGGTTGCCTGTCTTCTCGATCGATCTGGCGATGTACGCCTCTGCTGTTCCGCCCGGTTCCGTCGCCGTCGGAGTTCCCCAGTTCGACAATTGTGCTGTCGTAGGAAGGGACAATCCTCCTGCATTCTCCCGGTTCGAAACTGCAAAGTCTGGACCGGAGGTTCCGTCTGAGGATCGGCAGGTCGGCTGGCCGACTCGAAGCAGGTCGAGTATCGTAGGCGCTGAAACGGAGTCTTTGCCGGATGTGCGGTGCGCCACTGCCCGCAGAGCAGGTATCGACCGCCCCGATGGCGTAGCCCGCCGCTTCCAGGTCAGTTTGTACAAGGTCGAGCCAGCCGAGGCCGTCAGAGCTTGCAACCTGCTCTCCAAGAAAGATGTCAGGGCGGCGCTCTCGGAGGAGATGGAGGACCGCAGGCCATAAATGCCGCTCGTCATCCATCCCTGCTCCTTTGCCTGCCGCGGAGAAAGGTTGGCAGGGGCAGCTTCCAGTCCAAACTGCAGTATCATCCGAGATGCCAGCGCGACGGAGGGAGTAACTCCACACTCCGATGCCAGCGAAAAGATGAACCTGTCGAAATCCTCTAAGGTCATCCCCACGCAAATCTTCGACGCTTCGTCGATCGACAATGCCCGGCGCAATGACTCCAAGGGTAATAAGGTTTTCGAGCCAATCTGCGGCGTATTCGTCGTTTTCGTTGTAGAGGGCATACGGCTTCGCACCCATGGCTCAAGAAATTCCTCTCGAAAGTTGAAACTGGCGACGCAGAAACGCCGCCAGCTCCGCTGGATCAGAAGTCGAGGAGATCGTTGTCGGACGAGGACTTGGTCTCTTTTTCGGAGGAGGTCGACGGACCGTTGTCGAAGCTGTCGTCTTCTTCGAGATCGTCGAAGTCGTCTGCGTCGACGTAGATACCGCCGCCCATGCGTTCGCCTTCCTCGTGCGAGCGAATAGCTTCAGCAGAAGCGAAGATACCGCGGGAACCCTTGTCCGTTCCGAAGAACGAAACGATCACGTCCGCGTAAACGCCACCGTAGAAGATGTCGAGGATTTCAGCCTCCTCAAACACCTTGTCGGCTTTGATCTGCTCCACACTGGCCTGGTCACGAAGACCTCGCTTGCGACGATCGAGCAGCTTCGGGCGCTTTTGGCCTGCCGAAGGACCAGACGCCGAAAAGGCGTGATTGCCCTCGTAGCCGGCATAGGGCTTACCTTCCTTGTTCTTGAATTTCTCGCCCTTGCGAAAGCAGAGCCGCTTCGGATTATCTTCGATGATATCCTTGTAGGCATCGGGGTTCTTCCACTGCTTTTCACCGGCAGCGCGGATCGCCGACATGATCTTCTTCTGGTTCTCCTCATAGTGAGGCGAATCCTTTTCGTTGATGATGTTCAAGCCGTGTTTCGGCTTCGCGTTGGGATCGTCGCTCGTCTTCTTCTTGTCCTTCAGGGAGTCGGTGAAGGAGAGGCGAACGCGCTTCAACTGGACGGTGCGACCGTCGGACTTTTCTTCGATTGCCATTTGTCGGTTTCCTTTTTCTCGGTAGTTCGGTTGCAGCGGCTGTGGTTAGTCGAGGTCGTCAAACTGATCCGCAATCGGCGTGACCTCTAACGCCGGCTTTGGATGGTCTACGGGAACCAGTTTCGGTTTCCCGTCTGGTCGGTCGACCAGTTCCTGCAGAGCATCCCACGGTTCGGGCATGCCCTTTTTTCGTTTACCTGGCTTCATGAGCCTGTCGATGTCGGTGAACCCGATAAGCTGCTTGGGCTTGTAAGCCTTCTCCCCCAACGCGCCGACCAGAATGACCTCTGCCTCCGCAGGCGCGGTGAAATATCTGTTTCCGAGTCCGCCATCGATCGCCTTGGAGCCGGGATCAGGGTCGCCGTCCAGCGCCGCCTGAAGCGACTGCTGGTGCAGTTCGGTGAGCCAGGCACGCGCGGCCTTGGAATGATTGACGATGTAGAAGCGCAGCGCGCGCGGCATCTGCGCAGGATCCTTGAACTTCGGCTCAGGCTCGCTCGGGTCGAGCAGCGCACTGCCGAACATCTGCATGAGCCACTGATTGCGCGCCGCGCAACCACGCTTCGTCTTGCGCACGGGGCACCAGCGGCAGCCCTTTGTCGACGGAACGAATTCCACGTCGCCGCGCTCGATACGCGAGAATACCCGCTTCACTTCCTCGCCGAACTCCAGCAGCTCGTCGAGCGTGATTTCCCAAAACTTCATCCCGCCCGCGCGAGGTTGGTCGATATTGAGAACCACATCCTCAACTTCCGGCCGACCGAGATGCTCCCAAGCGCCGAGAGCATAGAGACGGAGCTGCCTTGTGCCGACAACTTCGACCGGCTCCCCTGCCCCATCCTTGTAGTCGCTGACGCCGAGCATTTTCCGGTACAAGAACGCCGTGTCGCAGGTTCCGAACTGACCGGGCAGCCAGCGTGACAGGTCAACGCGTATCTCAACCAACGGATTGCTGGTGTGCTGGCGAATCCAGTCGATGCCGGCAACCAGACGATCGGCCATATGGTCGTCAATCTCGAACGAATGACCGTCGGCGGTCAGCGTGGCTCCGACGAAGTGATGCGGATCGCATCCGAGATCAAGGCAGTGTTCCCTGATCTCATGCATAACGGTCCCTTCCGCCGAATAGGCGGTGGAATCCCTGTTCAGATCGAGCGTCTCACCTTCGTAGGCGGAGTAATCCTGCTCATCTTCATCCTCGACGGCCGGCGCATCGCAATCCTCATCGAGATCACTTTCGCTCAGCTCTCCCTTGCTAACGAGGTGGTCGATCAGCGCGACCGAGGCCGTGCATGTCATCCACCGATCTGCCGATGAGGGTGATAATCGAGCGTGCGCCTTCATGGATCAGTCCATCTTGGTGCGGACGAAGCAATCCTTCGCCTCGAGAAGATGGCGCAGGCCGGCCGATTTTTCCGGGCCGTCGGGCAGTTCCTCTTCCATCGCACGCGCCAACGACGCGCACTGGCGAGAGACTTCCTTGAGACCGGGGTCGCGGAGGTGCTCGAACGTGAAATACTTCATAATGGGCGAAGGCATGTCATTCTCCTGAAGGCATTTGGGGAGGAAGCGCAGAGATGGGAGGCGGTGGAACCTGGACCACTCTGTCGGGAGGAGGAGAACATTGCAGTCCTGCTCTGCGCTTCCCGCCGAAACGCCCCCGACCGAAGTCGGAGAGCGTTGGGGTCGGATCAGTCAAGGAGGTCGTCGTCAGCCTTTTTCGGCGTCGTGATATCGCCCTTTTCCTTGAGCTTCGCGATCTGAGACTTGAAGAGATCGTGGGCTTCTGGCTGGATCGTGCTGAAGAGGCCCTTGCCGGCTTCAACCTTGGGATCACGGATTTTTTCGTGATTGAGAAGAGCTTTGACCTTCTCCTTACGAGCAGCGCGCTCTTCTTCGCGATCGCTGGCGCCGATATAATCGCTGGCGGCGTCGGTCAGCGCGTCGATCGGATTGACGCGGTTGTCAGGGTTGTCGCTGATTGCACCCTTGTCGGCGGCAGTCTTGTCAGCCTTGTCGGCTTTCGTCGTGGACTTGGGCCCGGTCGCGGCGGCTGCCGTGGTCTTCTCGATGGCGTCGGCGCGGAGATCGTGCAGCGCCTGGGTAATATTGATCAGCTTGTTGATGGACGAAGTCAGTTCGGTAACGGCGGCTTCTAAGCTCATTGATGTCTCCATGGGTCGGTGGTGAATTACACTTCTCTCGTGCAATTTCAATTTTTATGGCACGAGCCGGCCTAAGTTGCAACACTCTGTTGGAATTATTTCTCACCTATGTTGAAATTTTGAATTCGCACGACTAAGGTGCCACCATGTTTCATTAGGGGTTTGAATATGGATCAGCCTACGAATACCAAGGAGCTGTACGAAGGTGCGCTTTACAGCCTCCTGCGCGACAAGCTCCCATCGGAGTACGTTCACGATGGGAAGGTGAATACGCGCCTGTTAAGCGAAGCCACTGAAAACGCTCGTTTCACGATCTATCGCTGGTTCCATGAGAACAAGTTATCTCCGAAGGCAATTTCGTCGCTTCTGGAGGTTTCAGCCAATGCCGATCGACCGGACGAAAAGGACCGACTCACTAAAACCGACCTGATTCCGTTCCTCCCCATTCCCTGATCGAACGGGATAGTAATCCATGCTCACCGAAAACCTCGCTCTCGTCGACGCGGGTGCCGCGCTGCATTGGCTGCGACCTCGCGACAAGATGCCGATCGAAGACTATTGGTCTACCGCACCGCGCTACTCGGCCGAGCAGCTTCGAGGCTCATATCGTCAGGGCAACAATGTCGGCCTGAGAACCGGAGAACCGTCAAAAATCGACGGATTATATCTCCATGTCATCGACCTCGATATCCGCAAACCTGCCAAAGCAAACGAGGCATGGTCAGCCTTGTTAGAAATGATGCCGGCAGCGAAAAACCTGCCTCGGGTCATCTCAGGCTCGGGCGGAGAGAGCCGCCACATCTACTTTCTCTCGACCGAGCCTCTCGCCAGCAAAAAGCTGCGGAAGTCTGACGGCTTCGAGATGGTGTTCGACCAGAAGAAGGGTCGTGACGTAAAAAAGAACGACTGGGAAATCGACCTCAAAGGCACCGGAACCCAAGTCGCCATTCCGCCTTCAATCCATCCCGACACCGGTAAACCCTATCGGTGGGAGCGCCCGCTCGATCTGGATTTCACAGAATTGATGGTCGCAAAGATCAGCGGCGCCCGCGCAGCGGCTGCCGAGCCTGACGATGACGACCTTTTTGCAATCGTCCGCGCCGACCCACTCGACATCGACGAAGAAGAAATTCAAGCCATCCTCGACGACCTGCCGGAAGACTGGGTCGAAGATCGCGATTACTGGCTGACCGTCGGCATGGCCTTCCATCACCAGTTCCGTGGCGAGGATGAAGGCTTCGAGGCCTGGTGCGACTGGTCCGAGCAATCTGCCAAGTTTGATCGTAAATATTCCGAGGTCAGGTGGAATTCCTTCAAGGGCAAGCCGCACCCGGTCACCTTCCGCACGCTGATCCAGGCGGCAAACAGTAATCGCATGTCGCAGGATCTCGATCTCGACATCGACATCGAAACTGACTTTGACAAACCGGTCATAGATCTCGCCGACCTTTTAGGCGACGGGCCCTCCCCAGTTCCCGCGAAAGCGGAGATTGTCGACGAGGTCGACCCCAACTGGATGCAGCGATTTCATCGCAACGAGGAAGGCGAGTTAAAGACCACCCTTCCGAATATCAATCTCATTGTAGAAAACGATCTGCGCGTCCGCGGGATCGCCCATTTCAACGAATTTGCACAGGAAGTGGTGCTTCGAGCAGCACCTAAGCGGGCGAAAAAGAAGCGCGACGCTGCCTACGAGCCAGTCAACCTCGACAGTTCGATCTGGCGGGTAAAAGACGACCTGAACGGAGACAACTGGACCGACAGCCACGATATCGCCATCAGATCGCTGATCGAGACCAAAACGCAGCTTCAAGGCTACGGCATCAAGGTTTCCGACCGTGATTTACGCGGCGCGATCGACATGGCCGCGCACAAGCGGACGTTTCACCCGGTCAAGGAAGTCATCACGTCCGTCGAATGGGACGGTGTTCCCCGCGCAGAGACGATGTTCGTCGACTATCTCGGCTGCGAGGACAACACCTACAACCGACAAGCCGCCCTACTCACCCTCGTCGGCGCCGTGGCGCGCATCTTCCAGCCCGGTCACAAGTTTGATTTCGTCCCGATCCTGGAAGGTGTTCAGGGCAAGGGTAAATCCACCTTCATCGAAGTCCTAGGGCTCCAATGGTATGGTGAACTGACCGGCGATGTTGGTGACCCAAAGCAGATGATCGAGGTGATGCAGGGCAAATGGATCCTTGAACTGGGTGAGCTTTCCGCCATGCAGCGATCCGAGGTCAACGACCTGAAGGCATTCGTTAGCCGCACGCACGACAAAGCCCGCCTGGCGTGGGAGAAGCGCGCGAAAGAGTTCGGTCGCCAGTGCATCTTCATCGGATCGACCAACGACCGCGAGTACCTGCGAGACCAGACCGGTGGCCGGCGCTTCTGGCCTATCGTCTGCAACCTTCCCGGCGACAGGCAGATCGACAATCTGAAATTCCGGGCCAACGTCATGCAGATTTGGGCCGAGGCGGTGTCGATCTATCAGCAGATGTCGAAGGATTACGCACATCTGCCAGCACTGCCGCTTTACATGAAACACGAAGCCGCGCAGATCGCCCTCGAAATGCAGGAAAGCCGACGCGTAGAGACGCCGGAAGAAGAATTGGCTGGCGTGATCACTGCATGGCTGGACACACCGCTTGGGGCAGAATTTGACGATCTGGACGACGACATTCCCAAGGTCTACCGGAACGAAACCTGCATGTCGCAGGTCTGGCGAGAAATGATGGGGCGCGATGGCGATATCCCACACACGAGCGCAATTAAGATTGGTAAGGCGCTGCAGCTCGTTGGTTGGGATAGGTCCAAGGGACCGGTGAGCGGCCACGAATTGAACAAGAAATACGGAAAATGCCGCATATACACCCGACCGGAGCAGTTGGAATAAAATCGATCATCGTTTCAGTCGCATTTCACCCCGCTTCGGCGGGGTTTTTGCTGTGATGCGCTGTATTCGATTTCCGAGAAGATGGGTTACATTCGAACTAACGCAAGACCGAATTAAACGCATGTTTTAAAGGAAATCGGTTTAAATCAATCTGAGCCGACGCGCTCTCACCCACTCTCATACGGGTCTCAGATGTGAGAGAGCCCCATGTGAGAGACTTTATTCTTCATTTTCAATAACTTACAAAGCGCTCTCACATATCTCACTAGATTCACCCCCTTTCCTTATTCTTTTTCTTATTTACCCCTTTTCATCACTTCCACTGTCTGGTGCTTCGCACCGTTTCCTCCCTCTATATCTATCTTACTTTACTTTTAGACTGAGAATTAGAGAGAGTGAGACTCCATTGAAATCATTACGTTTTTTGCGCTCACTCTAACTCTCACTCTGAAACCAGACTGAGAGCGGTTTCCCTGTTCGATTTTATCCCATTTTCTCTGCCAAACGTTACAGTATTACGCATCAAAAGTCGTTTCGTTGCCGAAATTTTCAAATTGCGCGTGAATCGCGGTCGGTGTCTCCCGCCCCCCGCAGGCCACCCCCAGGAAGGACCCAAAGCCACTATGTTATTGTTTTAGTTTATCTTTTAGCGATAATCGATCCTATCGCATGATGTGATACAGCCCATTTGCACCTTATCGAGACGCATTGAGACACGTTGCCCGGTAGCAGTGACGCGAGACGCATTGAGACGATGACGCCAGCTCAACACACGTACAGACGCATTGAGAGGCAGCGGCCTGTATCGTCGATGATGTAAGCAGGAAGACGGGCAGTCATCGCCCTCATTGTATCCGCCTGCAGGAAACCAGGCCGAACAAACTAACTTTCACTTTTAATGTGAATGTCTCTTGCGCTTCGCATATTTCACGTTTAGATTGGAATTATCGAAACGGAGACACGCGAACCGATGACCGATTTTTGGACACGCTTTAATGAAATGGCCGCTGCAGCCGAATTGACGGAAACGGGCAAACTCTTTGCCGCGTCTAATTTCCACGTTGGACACAATGGCGGCGGCACATCCGCATGGGAACGGCAGGTAGATGAAACCGGCTGGAAAGTGCTTATCACTGACGTAGGCGGTTGCGATCATGTATCCGAGGATGGCACATGGATTGTCGGCGCTCATAATGACAATGGCGACTATGTGGAACGTTGTGTAGAGGCCGCAAGTGTTGCCGAAGCCTTGGCAGCGGCGGACGCATTTGACCTTGCGCTAGGCGGTCACGTCGTGACACCTGCCGCCACAATCGGCGACAAGATTGTCCTTGCCCGCGAATTCGGTACCAAGGTGCAAGAGGAATTGAGCCGTGCGGACTTTCGCGCCGTTATCGAGTTGAACCGGAACGACTCCGCCGCCTGCCACACACATGACTTTTGCGACGCCAACATGGTGATGCTTGACGCGTTCAAAGTCACTTTCGAGCGTGAACCGGCATTCCTTACCAATCCCGAAGAAGCGGCAGATTTAGCCCTCTGGAATGACGCATGGCAGATTGCCAAGGCGGCTGAATTCTTCGCGTAGGTGTCGTCATGATCCACCCGCTTTTGTTACCCGTCGCCCTCCCCGCAGTTCTGTTAGCCGGTCTCCAGTTCGGCCAGCTCATAGCGCCGCTTTTTCTGTAACCACGCTTTCAACTTAAAAGAGGAATTCAACCATGAACGAGTTATTATTATCGGCGTATCGCTATCATCGCGCCACGGCGCTTTCGCGTTGGAACCCTACCCGTGACGGGCTTAAGGGTATTCCGACGACGTTTGCAGTTGCTGCCCTTGATAAGGCACGCCGTGACGCTGTGAATTCGGTACGCCGTTATGCGTCAAGCCCATGGGCAAAGCCCGTCACCAATGGCAGCGCTGAAACCGGCTGCAGGTGGATCGAGAACCCCGCCGCAATGGGACTCCGTTTCGTCGGTTATTGCGACGTTATCAGCGACTCCATCCGTCATACGGGATGGTTCACAGACCCACATCAAGACGGTAAGATTCGCGGCTGCGTCTATCAGTTGCCCGGCCGTGGCGGCAAGGCGCGCTTTGTGGCCGCCCATGACAATGAGGATAACGGCGCGGCAGATTGCGGCGGGCCTGCATATGTCGACTTTTCCACGGTTTACCGGTCCAATTTCAAACACGAAATGTTCACAGCGCTGGAAACTATCAGCAAGCGTTATCAGACGCCCGCCATGCTGAAACACGGTTATTGGGCTGAATCCGCGCATGAGACGGCAAAGAAAGAAGCCGCACGCGCCGCGAATGATTTCGCAGAATCGGAAGCTGAAAAGGAACGCGAATATCAAACCGCATGGCAGGCCGGTTCTCAGTATGCCGGTTGCCTTCAGGACTTGGCCGCAATCCGTGAGTCAGTTCGCCAGACCATCCGCGACATAAAAGGTGCATGCGCCACGTTGCGCGCCCTGCCCGATAGCCTGAAAGCTCGGCTGCGTTCATCCATCAAAGAGGAATTGAGCGAACGGGAAACCATTTTTCAGCGCATGGAACGCCTCAAGGAAGGCGAAGCGGACTCGCTCTATTTTTGGCCGGGCGACGAACGGCTGCAGGGAGCATTCAACGAAGGCGCCGGTTGCGTCGTCTTGCGCTAAATTTCACGTTTAAAGAGGAATTCAAGATATGACAAATTCACCTGTTGTGACTGAAGAGTACGCCCACGCAATCAACGGCGTTGCCGGTCGCATGTTTGCCCGCACTGTCGGCGGCAAAAACTACAAGGAAAACACATTCACTAGTCAGAAGTGGGCGGCAAGCCGCGAATATCGAGACCACGGGGCGAAACTTCGCATGCGCGTCAAAATCCGCTTTGATGATGAATGCCGCAACGGGCACAACACATTTTCCATCACTTGCGATATTGACGAATGGCGGGCGGGCGCATGGCGCGAATTTGGCGGCGGTGCCGCCCATGATGAGATTGCAAAGGTATTCCCTAAGCTTGCGCCGCTCATCAAATGGCATCTGACGTCTAGTGACGGACCTATGCACTATATCGCCAATACGATCTATCATGCCAGTGACCGCGATTATAACGGCTTGCTCAAAGGTGAACGCCGTCAAATTATCAACGGTCGCACAAAACAGCCCGCATGGCGTCTAATGGCAATCGGTCCAGCCGGTGACGAATTCGCATTGCACGAGATCGAAAAGAATATTGACGGTGAAGAAAAGCCCGATTGCCCTTACACCCTGGAATACCGCCCATGGTGCCGCGTGGGTGAAGGTAAGGCGCGGGATTTTGCAGCCGCTCGAAATGCAGCCGTCTGGCCTGATGCTACCGACGAACAATTGAGCCTGCCGCGTGATGAATTGAAGGCGTTGCTTGAATCGCGTCATGGACGCCTCATGTCAGAATTCAAAAGCGACGTTGAAGCTTGCGGGTTTATGTGGTCGCCATCCGCAACACAGATCAATCATTAGGGGGTTTATCAACATGACAGCCACTCTTGAAGCAATGCGCGCCGATAGCCCGGTTTCCGGTCACAGCGTTGAATGGCACTTTTTCCGCTCCTATGTTGGCACGGCGCTATGGTCTAGCAATGACGAGTCCGACGAAAGCGGCGGGGAACCGCTAGACCGCAATTATGATATTTCCGACATTGCACCCGAAACGCTTGAATCCATGCTTGCCGATTGCGCCCGTTTCTATGACGCAAACAAAGAGCATATCCATTGCGACGACGCGCCATTGTCGCGTGAATTTGAAGGCTCAATTGCTGCACGTGAGGCCGCCATGGCAGGACACGATTTTTGGCTAACCCGTTGCGACCATGGCGCGGGCTTTTGGGATGGTGACTGGCCGGAACCGGCTGCAAGCGCGCTCACTGAGGCAAGCAAGGAATTCGGCAACGTGGATTTGGTTGTCGGCGACGACGGGCAGATTTACGCCTAAAATTTCACGTTTAAGGAGGAATTCAACCTTGAAACAGGCAACTTGGCATATCGGAAGCTTTGCTATCACCTCATATGGCAACGGGCTGGCCTATGCCGTCGTCAATGAAACGGACGGACGAGAATTCTTTTTGCAGGGCGACGACGCCAGCACATGGCGGGATCAATATGACGCGGCGGACGAGTCGAGCGATGAAACCACCCTGCCCGCCTTCCTTCACCAAAGTATGAGCGACTACGTCACGGCTTGAGTCTCTTTCAACCGGCTGTATGAATAGGCCGGTTGCGACGGATTCAAGAGGAGTTATCCAATGTCTAATACCGGCCCCTTGCTTTTTGTCGCTGCCATGTTTGGCGCAATCGGTTTTCCCGCTGTCATCGCATTGATTAAAAACCATGCGGCATACGTGGCGGAAAAGAATGATTATCAGAAAGACCGTTTCGCCTTTAACGGTTTTGCCCTTGCAGTTGCGACGGGTCTTGGATTGGGCGGATTTCTCGTCATGCTCTATATGGCTTTCGTCAAATGACCTATTCCCTTTCCATCGGACCGGGCGCACAGATTCCCTACCGGTATCTGCCGCGCCATGTCGGCATTTTCGGCGCCACGGGCACGGGTAAAACCACGACGCTAGGAGCGATCGCGGAACGCTGCCCGTGTCCGGTTTTGGTGCTGGATGCTAAAGGCGACTTGGAGTCGCTAGGCTCATCTCTGATATGCCCGCAAATGCGCATCGATGATTTGGGGGCGGACTTGATCGCACGCGCCCTGAACCTATCGGAGGCGCAAGCGGGCGCATTGGCCATTGCTCTTGCATGGGCTGAAGATACCGGTCGCGCCGTCGCCACGCTGCAGGACTTGCGCCAGCTCCTGAACGACGCCACGCGGGTAAACCTGTCCGTTTCATACGGCCTGATATCGCCTGTTTCCGTTTCTGCCGTTCAACGTGCCATGTTGCGGCTCGAGCGCGGCGCGGCATGGGCTTTTGGCAGTGCCCGGCATGATCCAAGGGACACGGCAGGCATAACCGTTTATGCGGCCTCAGACCTAACCCACCTGCCCGGCCTCTATGGCGCATTTGTCGCGCATGTGCTGGAATCGCTTTATCGCGGTCTCGGTGAAATTGGCGACGCTGGCACGCCTGGTCTGATGGTCATGATCGATGAGGCGCATTTGGTTTTCGACGGCGCAAGCCCTGCCATTGTGCAACGTATCGAGCAAATCACGCGGCTTATTCGATCCAAGGGAGTCGGCCTGATTTATGTGACGCAAGCGCCGTCTGACCTGCCGCACGTCATTAGCGGGCAATTGGCCACGCGGATCCAGCACGCGTTGCGCGGCTCGACTCCAGTCCACCAAAAGGCATTGAAGGCGGCAGCCGATACCATGCCGGGCAATATCACGGCTGCCGACATTGCGGGACTTGGAACCGGGCAAGCTATTGTGTCCGTGCCGAACGCCAGCGGCGCGCCTATGCCGGCTTGCAAGGTTGCCGTGTCTCGTGGCTCCAAACCGCTGCATAGTGTTGGCGTGGCGCGTCCAGCCGTTCAACCGGCAACCGTGCCGACGGTATCGAATGAAGTGACCTATAAGCCGGATTCAGGCCTATGGGAACGGTTGCGCGGCAAATGGTATTTCATGCCGGTCTCGATTGGGATTGCTTTGTATGGGGCGGCTTTGCTTGCTAACGTAATGAGTTGAACCGAACCCTTCCCGCCTTCAGCCCGCCCGTTGTGGCGGGTTTTTTGTTGCCTGCTGCCCTGCTGCCCTGCTGCCCTGCTGCCCTGCTGCCCTGCTGCCCTGCTGCCCTGCTGCCCTGCTGCCCTGCTGCCCTGCTGCCCTGCTGCCGAAACGGCATGCACGTTATGTTATTACATATCAACGCAAAAACAGCGTCAATATCACGAGTTTTACAGCCCCTGTAGCTGACCCCTGCGGACCCGCCCCTCGGAGAAAATCAGACCCCGGAGAAATCTCGACAGAGTCTGCCCTCGGAGAAATCTACACCTCGGAGAAATAGAGCTTTCGACAGTCGGTCAAATCGAATAGTTTGTGCGCTAAATCCGTGGTTGTGGGGGCGAGGATGTTTTTGCGCAGCACTTTGGTCATTCTTCTGGCGTTGAACGTGACAGCCTACGCGGCTGAAATAGACCGGAAACAGGAAGAACAAATCAAACAGGCTGTCAAAGGCGTTCTAAAGGATCCGGATTCCGCCCAGTTCAAGGATTTCCAGCGCGGCCGGCATCGCGGATACGCCAGCGAGGATCGTGACGCGGCGAGCTACGTTTGCGGCTTTGTGAATGCGAAGAACTCGCTCGGCGGCTACACTGGCTACGCGCCATTTTCCTACGACACTCGCTCTGGAGCGGTGGAAATCTACCGGGTTAACGGTTTTGGAGCGTGGCAGGGTAAAACGGGCAACTGCGATTACACACTTGGCTTGCTTTGAGGTGTATCGGGGATAATGGTCACTCTGCTTTGGGCTTAAGTTGAGCTGCCGATACCAAAATACCAGGGAGCCCAGCCAGAATGTAATGCACAACGAAATCGTTGTTATAGTTTCTGACGTGCTCGTTGAAGATTGCGATGAGAACAAGCACGCTACTGGTCAACGTCGTAGCATTGTAAATCGTAGGAGCGTATTTGGTGAGATTGCCGAACTCGAAGGCTGGCGTGTGTTTGCTCGACGCATCCCAAAGGATATGAATCAGACAGTAGCCGCCGATCCAAACGAAATAGAAAATCTTGATAGCCGCCGCATCGCTCGGATTGAACGCACATTGGAGGATGTAATAGAGGGTTTCCACGGGCTCGACGGAACTGGAAGGCGGCAGCGTTTCCATTGGCTGCGACGAATTCAGGAGGCAACGATGTTGAAGAGTCTCCACGTCACGCCGGCAGCCGCGCCGAGCGATGCAGCCATGTCGATCGACAGCAGGGCTTTCTGCTCAGCAATCCAATCTTGGACAAATATGGCAGCAGCGAAATCGAACGCGCCAAAAACAGCCAGCATCAGACCAGCGCCTGCAACGCCGGCTTTGATAAGCGCGGAGATTGTCAGCAATTTACGCCAAGTCAAAACGGCCATTTCACACCCCTTAGTTTATTAGCAGCACGTTCCACGATTATTTATATAATGCAGATAGCATGTTAATAAAGCACTGCAACCTGAAATGCTCCATCGATCGCAAATTTTTTCACTTTGAAATTGTTTTTGGACGACCATGCACACGTGATTACCTGCCGTGGTAACCATCCCGAAGAAATCTCAATAAATTTCACTTCTCAGTTGACTTGCGTTTAATTCGTGCAATATTGCTCATTAAACGTGAAACTCAAAGGAGAAGTGACAATGAACATTTTTGACAAGATCGTTGGAGATCAAGCCGCTCTTGAAACCTCGCTCGGTGCTCCGTTGCGTGACACCATGGCGATCCAGCGTAGGTTAACCCACTTCGCGGCTTTGACTGGCGGCAGAGGGTTTCGGACTCCGAAGAAAGTTCCGAAGGTCGACGCGCAGGGAATGACCCGCGGCGATCGGAAGCGCGCCCGCCAAACCAAAGTTTTCGCGTCCTAAATTTCAACTTTTAAGAGGAATTTGGAATGAGCATGCTTCTATACATTTTCGCGACCAGTGCTCTGACCGCTTTCCTCGTCAGCGTACTTGCCGGCCACTTCGAAGGGGATCGGTGATGAGCTTGAAACATGATGTCCGCGATGCGCGGTTATTTTTTCAACGCGCATCCGTCTCTTTCGATCGTCACCGTGGTGCGGTTGAGCACATGAGCGCTGCTATCAGCAGCACCGTGACTTTACTCCTCACCTTGACCGTAGCCTCAGTCGCTTCCTTGGCAGGCCTGCTATGAAGCCTGAACCCAAGACAGCGGAGGAACTACTGGCGCGCTATGCCGCCGTCCGTCGGCGCATCTACGGCGCACCGAAGGTCATCAACATCGCCAGCAAGCCGAAGACGCTGCTCATCGTCGAACCCACTCGCCTGATGACGACCAAGGAACGGATCCTCGCACTATTCTGCAAGCGCACCGGTCTTTCGGCTGAAACGATCACGAGCGACCGTATGCAGAAGCATGTCGTCCTGGTGCGACAGGCCTGCTGCTACTGGATGGTGCGTAGAACCACGTCGAGCCTCGCCGAGATCGGCATGTACCTCGGTGGGCGGGATCATACGACCATTCGTCATTCCATCCGCAGCTACCCCGCCAAGCGCGAGGCAGTCGGCCGCAATCTCCGTCCAGTGCGGAGCACGCGATGAATTCCCCTCAACACACCAACCTAACAGGAGACAACATGAAGAAGCTCTTCATCGGAGCGGCGCTTGCGCTCGCTTGCATGTTCAGCAGCCCCGCAGCGGCTCTCACACTTTGCACAGGTGCCGCAGACCAGCCCTATGCAGCAGCCGGGGAAATGATCCGCGCAGAAGCGAAAGGAGCTGGCCTGATCGTTGACGTTGTCAAGGACACGGGCGGCACCTGGGGCAATATCCAGCTCAGCCTTCAGGGCAAATGCGATGCGTTCGTCGGGCAGCCCGATGGTCTGGCGTACCTCAAGCGCACCGAGCCGGCTAACGCTGCCAAGTTCGTCCCGGTTGCCGATCTGCATCGCGAATATCTGCATGCGCTCTGCGGCAGCAAATCCGGCGTCGACGACATCGGTGATCTCGAGAGCGACGCGAAGAAGTATTCGATCGCACTCGGCGAACGCGGGTCGGGTGCTTGGCTCATCTGGCAGAACTTCATCTCCGAAGACGCTGATTATGCTCCGGTCCGTCAGACTGACGAGTCCGGTGACATTGCACTATCCTCGGTGAGCAACGAGCAAACGACCTGCATGCTCGTGCCGGCAGCGCTCGGTAACACACTGGTTCGTTCGGCCGACGAGTTCTACGGCGATGGCCTGTCACTGGTCGGTGTCAACGACCGTGATTTTGACGATGCCGTCGATCCGCAGGGCAAGCCACTCTACTCCTACGCGGAAATCCCGAGTGACACCTACAAGAAGAGCCTGCAGGGCTGGTTCTCGAGCAAGTCGACGCTGACGTGGCTGGCGAAGGTTTACGTCAATAAGGACGCTGTCGCGGACCAGGCCGAACTGAAGACATTCATCCGCGCGGTGATGAAGGCCCGCGGCGGGATCGTCTCCAACTTCGGGAGCTGACCGTGGTTATCGCCATCCTCAACAATCTTCCCGATCTGATCCTCGGCTTCTGCTGGAGTTGTGTCCTCTTTTACGGCGGTCGTCGTTTCGAGCGCTGGAAAGCAAGCTGAGCCTCTTCGGTTTCCGGCAGGTCAGAGATGCCGGTTTCCCAACAGGTTCGCGGAGGTTGAAATGATCCCCGATTCACAGGTGAGGGCGAAGGAACTCGACGAGGTGCCGTCAGGCTATCGCGGGCTCGGCCAGTGTCTGCACGAGACGCACCGGGCCTACCTTTTTCAGTATTACGGCCACGAGGTCTGGATCCCGAAGAAGGCGCTGGTGAAGGCCGAGGGCGGCTTTTGGGCGCCGGCGTGGTCGATCGAGAGCAGCAAGAAACATCAATCAGGATTCATGGTGGACTATGACAAACAGAGACGAAATTTCGAAAGACGTGGATGACCTTTTCGCCGGATGGTTCAATGGCCATTTCGTCGAAGCGGACAAGAACGACATCATCGACCTGGTGATGAAGCACGGCGCTGCGACTGCGCCGACGCCAACGCATCGCCACAAGAAACGCGGCACAGAATACGAACTGCTCGGCGTCGGCAAGATGCAGGCGGAGAAGTGGTTTGAATACGATACCGGCGCATCTACTGACATGCGCGAGGTCGCGATCTACCGCTCGATCGACGACGGTTCCCTGTGGGTTCGTCCGCGCGAGGAGTTTGAGGACGGCCGCTTTGAACCCCTCGCCTCGCTCCTCCCAACCGTCTGGATCATGAGAACGGTTGATGGTGGAGTTTATCCGATCCAGCCGACCGACAAATGCAAGCCCGAGGACCACGGCAAGCTGAACGACCACCTTACGTCGATCGAAGACCTGGTAGGCAACGTTCTTTGGCAGAGGGAAGAAAATGCAGAGTGAAATCCCCGACGACGTGATGCAGTCTGCCAATGCAGTTGTCGTAGAGATGATGAAAGCGCCGATGCTTGCTATGGCTCCTTTCATCGCCCGCGCCATCATGGCGGAACGTGAAGCCGCCCTGTCCGCTGCGGAGCCGGTGGCGACCGTGGCCGAAATGGGTGCTGGCGGGATGCGCGTATTGATGCCGCACCCTCCCGGATCGGCGGATCACTTGCCTATCGGCACAAAATTCTACGTCGCCCCTCCCGCGCCATCCGTGGCTGTGAAGGCTTTGGAGTGGAAGGCTCATAACGAAGGCTTCAGTCACGGTCGGATGCATTACGGAACCGGCGCATTCGGGCACTGGTATGGTGTAAGCAGAGTAAAAGCCGGTTGCTGGGGCTGCGTCCATCATATTGATGGTAAAGCAGTTCACCTACCGATGACCGAAAGCCTCGAAGAAGCCAAAGCCGCCGCCCAAGCCGACTACGAGGCCCGCATACGCTCTGCCCTCTCCGCACAGGTGCAGGACGTGGCGGGGTGGCAGCTTGTGCCGGTCCGACCGACCGAGGAAATGCTTGACGCATATTGGGGCCAGACAGGCGAAAGCGAGGCGATGCGGTCTCGCGTCCAGGCCCGCGCAAAAATGTACTACCACGTCATGCTCGCCGCAGCACCCGCAAAGCAGGAGGAACGCATCCTCCACAAACACACAAACATCAGGAGCGGGGAATGACCTCAATTGTTCTTTGCGCCATTTACGCCGGCATCGCTGATGGCTTCGCAGACAAACACGGGTTCTGGAAGTCGCTCGTCTGGCCCTACTTTGCGGGCTCCTTGCTGGGCGACGCTTTCGAACGGAAGACACTCTATGACCTTTAAACTGACGCCTGAAGCGCAGGCACGAGCACAACAGTACGAAGATTGGTCACGTAGGAAACGCGGCGAGATGCAGGCGTTGTCGAACGAGAACCTGATTGCGACGGCGAAATTCTACATGTCGCATATGGCGCCGATGCAATTCGCACCAGGTGAACCGGTCTATGACGCCACCATGTGGCACATCATTCTGCCCGAGCTGATGGCGCGCGTCACTGATCGGTGACTAATCCCTGCCCATCTTCCCAATAATCCAGTTGTTGTTTCCTTTGTTACCGCATTTCAGGCATCGCAACTTGGGGCGCAACTGGTTGAGAAAGACGTTCGTGCCAAAGCGTCGGGTTAGTTGCTGGCGATCCAGCCACCCTTCCCGTTCGCAGCGGGAACATCGTCCGCCGAATACGTACCATTCGGGATATGCGTTCAGCGTCGGATACAGATCGCGACTCACCGTCCCTTCGTAGATCACTCGAAAGGAATCCGGAACAAGGTTTATGCCGCGACGGTGTTTCATGTTCTTATTTTGTTCACGTTTAATGTGACAGTCAAGAGGTGCCTCGGATGAGCCCACAGAAACAGTTTTGGTTCGCTGTCGGTCGCAGTCGAAAGACGTTCGAAGTGATAGCCCCAAGCCTTTATGCAGCCAAATCCACCATGTCGAAATTCATCGCGGACCCGAAGAACGGTTACGGTTGGAACACGCAGTTCGAAAGACTGCCAGCGTGCCAGGTCAGAAAGCCGAAACGGATCAGTTCCAGCAACTAAATTTCACTTTTAGTGAGTATTTTTGTTGACCTGATTGAATTTCACTTTTATCGTGTAATTATGTCTAGGAGACCTGGAACATGACTGAGACTTTGCTGGACGCTCGGACCGTCAATGTGATTTTGAAAGCACTCAACGTGCCCGTGAGAAATGCCACTGAGACATGTGCGATTGTGCGGGTTCTGGCACGCGACGCAGGCCTCGAACAATCAACTGATCCTGATCTCACTGGTGGCGATTTCTCGCCGTTCATGGATCGAGGCGCTTTGATGAAGCGGGCGTTGCAGGCGCTATCCGACCTGGAAGACTGGTGCCACCAGAACGAAGCGAACTGGACCGGATACGGTGAAATGACAGTACCAGATGGCGCAGAACGTTGGACCGCGCAAGCGAAATTCGCGCAGGAGCTGGTGAGAGACAACGTCGATCCGGGTCCCATTCCTGAGCTTCTGAAATACGAAGCGTCGCCCATCGCATCTGATGGGGACGGATACCTGCTTGAGGCCGCGTTGCAGGCCGGCGCCCAGTCGATCAACGATGACGCGACGGTTTACGCTTTCACGCAGGAACAACTGCTTCGCTTCACCAAGTGCGCGCTCGATCGTGATTTCTTGCCCCTGTGGGACAAGCCCGGGGAAGGTGGCGCGTGATGATACCTGCAATGATCGACCCGATGGGGAAACACTGGAAGCAGCCACGAGACATTCGCGAAGCACCGATGAACGCGACGCACGTTTTGTTGACGCGCCGGCAATTCGAGGGTTTGCCTGAATACTCCGCCACCAGTCCGAGCGGTGTCTATCCCGGTAAATGCTGGAAGCGTGCGTACCCTGGACCCTGCGCACCGGGATCGCGACCTATCCGCCAACCAAAACGGTGGTTTTTGATGTGGTATGGCGAGTCACCGAACCCTACACACTGCTCGATCAATCATCGCGAAATCCGCATCGGTCGGGTCAAAGGCGGTGACGCATGATGACCGAAGCTGACATCGCTCGCAGTGCGCGAGATAATACCATATCTTCCAGACGCAGCCCCGCTTACCGCCAGTGGATACACGAAACTGCCGTCCCGATGCGGGAAGAACTCGCGCCCGGCACTCCTCTGTCCGAGTTCCGCGGCGAGCTACTTGAACGCTTCATCGACGGCTCCATTCGCTGTTTAGTCGAAGAGACCGGCTTACGGGCGCATCAGCAGTCGAGGTACGCGCGATGAGGACAGTTCTCATCTTGTCGGTCCTCGGTCTCGCTGCATGGTTCCTTCTGCTTTCCACGCTGCGGATCCTTTTACTCATAGGGATGCTGTGATGGCAGCGGAAAATCGCCCCAACGTACTCTGGCCCGTCGGCACGAAGGTAACATACGGCAACGCCTATGGACTTGAGCCGATCGACGGTGTGGTCATCAAGCACTACGGCGAAACCAATGTGCTCGTCGAGGACGGCCGGGGTGTCAGACACTTCGGTGCTACGTGGCGGATCGCTACCGCGCCGCCCTCCACCAAACCAATCGTCGACCTAGATGACCTGATCGACACTCCGCCTGTCAAACCAACGCCGGTCGATCTCGACGACCTGCTCGTGTGAGGAAATTCCATGACTGCAACTTCAAATCAGGGCGTCATCAAATCGCTCGCCGTTGGACGCTCCGACATCTACCGCATGGACCCGCGCGACCTGCATGTGAAGGTCGACTGGAACTGCCGCAGCGTCAACTTCAATCCGGACGACGCGGAAGATTTGGCGCTCGCTGAATCCATCTCGCAGGTCGGCGTCAAGCAGGCACTCACCGTCTATACGGAAGATGGTAAGGCGTTCATCTCCGACGGTCATCGCCGTCACGGTGCGACGATGTATGCGATCGAGCACCTCGGAGCCGAAATCAAAAGCGTTCCGGTCCAGACCGAAGATCGTTATTCGAGCGAGGCGGACCGCGTTTTCAGCCAGATCGTGCGTAATTCCGGCAAGCCGCTGACACCCATCGAACAGGCGCGCGTCTTCAAGCGTCTCATCGATCTCGGGTGGACGGAAAAAGATATCCAGCAGAAGACCGGTCTCGCTCGCCAGTGGATCGTCGAGCTTCTTGAACTGCAGGCCGCGCCGGCTGCTGTCACCACTCTGGTGGCCGCAGGTCAGGTCGCTGCGACGCTCGCCATGGCCACGTTGAAGAAACACGGCGGCGACGGTGTGAAAGCCGCTGGCGATCTGACGCGTGCCATCGACAAGGCGCAGGCGGAAGGGAAAAAGCGCGCCACCGCGAAACACATGGATGCCGGTGAGAAACCGAAGCCGCTTCTCGGAGACACGGTTCGCCTGGACGCCTTGCGCGATCTATGTGGCTACGTTGAAAACGGCACGCACACTTCCGTTTCAATTTCACAAGACGATGCGACGCGCGAGTGGTTGGTCCACGTCGGTAAACATTTTTGGACCGGCAAATCGCTCAGGGATGCGATCGACAATGCCACCGCGAGCCAAGCAAAGGAAACCGAGGAATGACCACAATTTCCGCCAAAACAATCTTGCGCAGCCGTAACGCTAGTGCACCAGACAAGGTGCTTTCGACGCTTCTGCTGCGCTATCCGCGGTTCATCCATGCCGAGTTCATGACGCATCGCGTGTTCAGCCGGAATGCGGCCAGCAGCCGTGCGATCCCGGTGAAAAAGATGATCGACGATATCCTCGCCGACACCGCTATGCCGATCCATTGGGGAGCTGCGCAGAAGGGTATGCAGGCCGATCAGGAATGCGACGCGCCTCTGCCTCTCATTGTGCCAGGAGGCGTTTCCCGCGAACGAGCATGGCTATGGGCGCGAGATGAAGCTATTCGTATCGCCACAGCTTTCGATAACGCCGGCTACCACAAGCAGGTCATCAACCGCCTGCTCGAACCGTTTCTCCACATAACTGTGCTTGTGTCGTCGACGGAATGGGACAACTTTCTCGAACTGCGAGACCACAGGGACGCAGAGCCGCACATCCAAATGCTTGCCCTTGAGATTCGGAAGTGCCTTGAGGACGAGTCCACGGTGCAGACGCTCAAGCCGGGACAATGGCACATGCCGTTTATCACCACCTTCGACGAGGACTTGCTTTATGAAGCTAGTGGCGGTGATCACAACATCGGCGTCGAAACTCTGCGCAAAGTCTCCGTCGCCCGCTGTGCCAGCACTTCCTACAAGACGACGGACGGTTTCGACATGTCGCTCGGCCGCGCCACGGCGATCTATGACAAGCTGTTCTCGAAGCCCTTCCATGCCAGCCCGTTTGAGCATGTCGCGCAGGCTGATGAGTACGAAGACCTAGCTTACCATTTCGAACGCCCCGCATTCAAAGCTGCCGCGTGCTGGAAGCACAGCGAAGAACACGGCAATTTCGTCGGCTTCCGCCAGTTTCGTCGTCAACTGGAGTTGCAGGCATGATCGACTTCCATCGCCAGAACCGAAACCTCCACATCATCCTGGACTGCGACGACGTTCTTTTAGACTGGCTTGGCGGTTTCAAGCGCTTTGTGTCTTCTATCGAAAACCGAGAAATCAAAGGGCTCCCCGACTCATGGGACATGAGCGGTTGGCTCGGCCTGACGCCGGCAGCATCGCGTGAAATGGTTGCCGGCTTCAACCACAGTTCCCAGTTCGCCAATCTTGAAGCATGCCCCCATGCAATCGAAAATGTTTCGGTGCTCAAAGAGATGGGTCATCGGCTCTCGGTCCTGACCAGTTGCTCCGACAATCCCGTGGTGGTCGCGCGGCGTAAGTTCAATCTCGATCTCATCTTCGGCGACATCTTCGAGCAGGTTATCTGCCTGCCGCTCGGAGAAAGCAAAAAGAAGTGGCTCGGTATCCTTGAGCGTGGCGTCTGGATCGAGGACAATTACACCCATGCGCTCTCCGGGCACGACTGTGGCCATAACTCATTTATGGTCCGTCGGTCCCACAATCGGTCGCATGAGAAGCCTGGTGATCCGCTCGTAACGTGGATAGACGATCTGCGGCCAATTGTTTCACTTTTATCTTGACTTTCACTTTAAAGGTGGAATTATGAGGCGAAATAAGGATACGGTTTGGGAGTCTTCCTGTCAGGGCAAAGAGCGGTTCACCGCAAACGTCGTCGCCTCAGTCAGGAAGCGCTATCCCAAAGCACCGCCCTACAAATGTACATTCTGCGGCTTCTTCCATCTCGGTCGAAGCACTAACAAGCGCAAGATGAGGAACAAGTGGAAATGATCGACTTAAACAGCATTGCCGCTGAAATTCACGCCTCCAATGCCCACTGGTGGCGCGACCCGGCGACCGGTGAGCGTCTGGACCGAAACAAGGGCGAGATGCTGATGCTGGTCGTCAGCGAACTTTCCGAAGCCATGGAAGGCGAGCGGAAGGATCTCATGGATGACCACCTGCCCCACCGCAAGATGGCGGAAGTGGAATTGGCCGACGCCAAGATCAGACTCTTCGATTTCGCTGGCGGCTGTGGATTTAAGCTCGTCGATCCGGAAGGGCTCGCAATCGATCTCAGCGACAACCGCGCAGAAGCTCTATTTGCGATCGTGCGGCTTGTCACGGGCGTCGGCAACCTCATCGAGTCGAACTGGCACGTTCGTGTCGGAATCGAAATCACCCGCGTCCTCGCGACGATCGCCGCCTATGCCGCGAAGTTCGGCTATGATGTCGACGGCGCAGTTACGGAGAAGCGAGAATACAACGCTGTTCGCGCCGATCACAAGAACGAGGCCAGGCTTGCTGCAAACGGCAAGAAGTGGTGATTGCCATGGCGCTCGTCGAGATCACGAAGACCACCAGCGTCAATCCTCGCTACGTGCAGAGCGTCCAGTGCTACTATAGCTCCGGGCATGTGACCGTGCGCATGCGCGATGGTGCCGAACACAATGTTCAGCCGGTCCACAACGAGAATGTGTGGGAAGCTTTTGATCGTGTCCGCGAGGCACTCGCCGCGGAGGCCCGCCAATGAGCACCAAGGAAACGAACCCAAAAGACGGCTTCGGCATCAGGAAGTGGCGGCAGTTTGCAACGGTTCCGATGACCGTCATGTGCGAAGTTGGTGTCGCGATGCTGGAAGGCGCAGCGAAATACGGTAGGCATAACTATCGCGTATCTGGTGTCAAAGCATCGGTCTACGTCGACGCTGCGATGGGACACATCATGCAGTGGTGGGAAGGCGAAGACATCGACGACGATAGCAAGCTGTCCCACATCACCAAAGCCATCAGCAGCCTCGTGGTCCTGCGCGACGCGATGATCCAGCAGCAGTTGAACGACGACCGACCGCCGAAAGCGAACCTAGAAGCCGTTCGTGTAGAGCTTCAGCGTGTCGTCGACGAAATTTTCGCGAAGTATCCGGAGGGAGTTCCGCCGTTTACTGAAAGCGGGAAGAACCATCTTCGACCGGCCCACCTGTCCGGCGCGAAGTCGTTCATCGATGGTGGACTTGAAGGCAAACCAGTCGCTTCTTGACGCGCTTATATTTCACGTTTTACGTGATTTCCAATCATTAGGAGTTGAAATGTCTATCGGACACAACAGCGGAGAAACGGTCGAAACGGTCGCCTCCGCCGAACTTCGTCAGTTTATTGAGCGCGTCGAGCGGCTCGAGGAAGAAAAGGCAGCGATCCAAGGGGACATCAAAGACGTGATGGGCGAGGCCAAGGGCCGCGGCTACGACACCAAGGCGATCCGCACCATCATTCGGCTCCGCAAAAAGGACGCCAACGAACGCCTCGAAGAAGAAACCATTCTGCAGACGTATATGGCCGCGCTCGGCATGACGATGCTCGACCCCTGATCCCAACAACGGAGACTTCAAATGAAACTCGGCGAACTGCGCGGCGCGATCCGCAAGACGAAGGGCAGCCCCTTCACCATCGTAACCATAGGCGGCGAGGCTGTAACACTCGTGCTGCAGAAGACCCCTCTCCTCGAAGAGCTGGACCGCGTGTTTCCAGGTGGGAAGGCTGCTGAAACCGGTCTGACGTTCGACGCAGCGACCGGCAAACTCGAGGGCTTCGACGCGGCTGGCGCGTCGGCGGTTACCGCTGTTGTTATCGACGATGACATCGATCTTGACCTTGGTGAAGTTGCGCACGGAACCCTGGTTGTCGCTGATGCCATTATGCGCAACATCGACCCCGACGACCTGCTGGTGTGAACCATGGCCGCCAGCGACAACTACATCCAAGTTGCTTTCCTGCGCGGCCAACTCGACGCCGCCTATGAAGCGATCGCCGCCCTGTGGGCGATCTCACAGGATACATCGCAAACCGACACCCAACACATCGCCGATCTCGATCAGGCAATCTTCGAGGCGGTCAAGCTGCTGCCACCGAGCCACCGAACGCGCGACATGCCGGCTTTCGCTGCACCCGCCAAACCATCTGAGGAAGAGCTGCTCGTATGATCGAGGAAATGTCTCTCGAAGAACTGATCGATCTCGCAATGTCCAACGGCGACTGGCACTCGATCCGCATCTTCAACAGCAAGATGGGCGGCACCGGCAGCCTCGTCAGCATGGGCCGCGATCATAACAGCTTCGTTGTCGACGACCTGGTGCCCGAAGCATCACCGTCGGAGAAATTGCGTCGCGTCCTGCTTCAGGTGCTGCGACCAAAAACGACCGCCGACGCATCCGACGATCTTCTGGTCTGAAAGTATTCCTATGACAAGCATCACCCTGCATCCCGGCGACAACCGCGCCTCATTACGACGCCTGATTGCAGATGGCGTGCGCGTCCATTCGGTCGTAACCGATCCGCCGTATGGACTGGTTTCGATCCAGAAGCGTTTCGGCAAGGAAGGCTCAGCCCCTGCCCGTCGCGAGAAGAACGACGGCAGCTTCGCCCGTCTGTCGGGCGGCTTCATGGGTCGCGCGTGGGATGGCACCGGTATTGAGCGCGATCCTGAGTTCTGGAAGCTAATCTACGACATCCTGTTACCAGGCGGGTATGTGTTCGCTTTCAGCGGAAGCCGAACCGGCCACTGGCAGGCATGCGCCATGGAATTGGCCGGATTCGTCATGCATCCGATGCACGGTTGGTGTTTTGGAAGCGGCTTTCCGAAGGCGCACGCTGCCGACAAGGCGATCGACAAACACTTGGGTGTCGAGGGACATTTCAACGCCGCTGGTAATCCGGTGAAGCGCATGATCCCCGGCGCAGATCAAAATCGCGACGGAAGCTGGATCAAGGACAATGGGCGAGAATATCAGCCCGGCACTTACGTTCCCGGCTCCGATGAAGCTGCGGAATGGGAAGGATGGGCTTACGGCACTCAGGCGCAGAAACCAGCGCTCGAACCCATTTATCTCGCCCAGAAACCGTTCAGCGAAAAGAACGGGGCTGCCAATCTCCTGAAACACGGTCTCGGAGCGGTCAACATCGATGGGTGCCGTGTCGCCTTCGCAGGCGACACAGATGAACGGGAATCGAAAGAAAAGAACCAGCACGCTGATTTCGGCAGCGGGGCCATGACCAATCTCGTCTACGGCGTGTTTGACAAGGCTCGCGAAAACTACGATCCGGTCGGCAGACATCCGTCTAATCTCATCCTCGACGGGTCTCAGAACGTGCTCTCGATGTTTCCCGGCGATGGCTCGGCATCAGCCAGTCGGTTTTTTCATCATTTCCCGCTGACCGACGAAGATTATGCGCTGGCGAAGCTCGCCGGCTTTATAAGCGACGACCTCGGTGACGCACTAATCTACCAGGCGAAAGCCGGTAAATCTGATCGAGCACATCATCTTCTCCCGGTCGATGAGAACGGGAAGCCGGTTGGCGCTCATCCCACCGTAAAGCCCATCGCGCTAATGGCGAACCTGATCCGGCACATCACCCCACCGGGTGGCATCGTGCTTGATCCATTCGCCGGCTCCGGAACAACAGCAGAGGCTGCCCGCCGCGAAGGTTTTGACTGTATCCTCATGGAAGCTGAAACTGAGTACGTCGAGTTTCTGGGTCGCAGATTCCCAGAGATCGAGGAACACAACCAAAAAATGTCCCTTACGGATGAACCACTTGCCGAAAATTTGTTCTCGGTATGTTCACATTCTAAAATAAAAGGATTAAATTCCTACCTATCAGACTTGATCGGTGAAACCGTCGACCTCAGCGACCTAATATAAGAGTGGAACAATGATTGTAACGAGTTTTGAGCAGCTTCCTTTCGTCGCCTCCGATACAGGCCGCATCCAACCATGGGCTCCGGTACGCACCGATGATTATCAGGCAGACTGCGACACTGGTCGCTTATATTTCACGCAACTTCGTTCTGTGATGACTGCCACCGAAAATCCACTCCACCTGTCCCGCGTGTTGCAGGCGCAGGTGGAGGCCGGTAAATGGGAAGGTGTCGAGATCGGCTTTGCCCAGGCTATGGCCGAGGCGCTGTGCTGAACGTCAAGGGGTTTCTAATTTCCCGACGTGGCTCTCGATCACCCTTACGGCAGGTCTTAACCATGAGCCTTCGGGCGTTCGTGAAATCTCAGCAGCATAGATCGCTGCGTGGTGGAGCACGATCGCGACAATCGCGGTCCCAGTCACGCCGATCACCATCTGCGCTGGTTTTTTGACGAGTTCGTTGAAACAGACGGTGATGATGTTCAGAACTGTCCTTCCAAGGCTCAGACGTGACCGCGGCGAATCGGTTTTTTCATTCCACTCCGCAACTTGGCGAAGGGCTTCAGGCACCTTCGAGTCCACTTCTTGACGACGTTCCAATTCAACTGCGAGAACCCGAGCGATCTTGGTATAGTTCTCGCCGTCCTGCGGTTCGAAGTTGGCCTCAGCCGCATTGTCAGAGAACTCTTGCCACTCGTCAAACTGAGATGCAAAATCCATCACGCCCTTACTGAAGCTCAATAGAAGTGCTAACAGGCTATCCGACAGTTCTTCTGACGCGGCTCGGATTTGTCCATCTAGCGTGGCGCAGAGCATCCCGATCTCGACTACGTTGGACCCGTCATTGAGGGCCGCACGCAGGCGGTTAAACGCCCGGAAGAGCCGAGGGTGGTTCGAGCCCTCAAGATCATCGGCAAGGTCTTCTGCGTGTGCGTGCAGGGCTCGCGATGCAGCTGCTACGATCCGCTCTGAGCCTGATTTCGGATGTGTCTGCTGAGGTTGTAATGTCAGCCGGTCGCCAGAGATGGCGAACTGAAAGGGAGCCAATGCTTGCTCGCGATGCGTAACGACAGGTTCATCAACGCCGGCAGTTCCTGCCGTTTCAGCAAGCAAGTCATGAGCGATTTCAGACGCCGCCTCGAACGTCTGACGCAGTTGATCGGCTGACTCAGAGGAAAAGAAGTCAGCGTACTCGTCCATGAGACCATCTATTGCATGCGCAAGATTTTCAACGGCCATAAGCAGTGTTGACTCTCCGGCCAATCGCAGTTGGTCGACAAGGTCGCTGACGCGCTCAGCATGGAAACCTAGCTCCTCAATCCGCGAGGTCCTTGGCTGATCGAGCACGAGCTGGCGGTATTCATTTTCCCCTAATCTGATACGCCTGTTGATCTGATTAACTTTATCCTGAATGGGTGCAGGTTGCGCGGACGCCGTTAGCAACGAAGCTCTAGTTGCGTCTCCACTCGATTTCAGTTGCTGTTCAAAATGGTGGTGATCTGAAAGAATCCTCAAACCTCTCACTACGTCGGTAAGGCGAGTCGCAACTGATATTCCGTACATTTCCTCAGCGTCGAGCGGTTCGTAGTACGCTGACTCGAATATGCTATCCAATTCGAAGAGAATGAAATCCAGATTTTCTTCTGGTTTCTTGCCATCGCCGAGGTCGTCCACCAGTCTGTCTAAAATGGTTGCAACCTCCATCAGAGCAGTCGATCCGTGGGCCTGTAGGTGTGCTGAAACCTCGATCAGTGTTGTTCTACAGGCGCTGAACACTTTACCAGCGGTTGATCCTAAAGCTACCATTTCGCCCCCGACTTTATGCTCGAAGAAATAAACCAAAGCGCGAGCAATACAAGCCCGTCCCCCCTAGATACGGTCTGCGAAAAAGAAGGGCGAAAGCCCCGCCAGTTTTCGTGCACCTTTCAAATCAAAAAGAGCGCTTCTCTGCAGATATTGACTCTTCCCGACAGAAGAACATAATAGGAACATGCTAAAAGCAGATATAGACAGAAACTTCGAGCGGTGGTGGAAATCGCGGTCGGAAGCCGTAAACGGCGACAAGGAGTCGTACCGTGACGCATTTACCGCTGGCTGCGTCTTCGTTGAGCAAAAGAAGTTCAAATCATACCGGTTTCAGGCCGGCCGCTGGCGCGTCTCGGTTGAAGCTACTTCGTATCGTGATGCCAAGATCATCGCCGTCGCGAAACTCAACCAGCGTGCCGAGCGCCTGTCGGCCTCCCCACCTACGGGCGGATGGAAACTGGAGCGATTAGCAGACGACCTGCAATCCATGAAGGGACCGTGAGGCAATGAGCGACCAGACTAACAAGGCCGGCGACGGTATCCACGAAAATCATTGGTGCGAACATCCAGGTTGCAAGCAGTGGGGTGGATTTGGCTTCTCCCGATCGAAAGCCGAAAAGTCCACGTGGCATTGCTGGGAGCACTACCCGCAGCGAGAAATGAGTATGCGGCACCATACCGGATGAGTGCAGGAACCGTGGATAACCACTACTTAACGTTGCGCGTTCAGCGATAATGCTGAAGATGCTGGCACTCGTTTGGTTATTTGGGGACTGCGATGACTACACCTAAAGAAGCGAAACTGCAGAAGGCAGCGAACACCGAAGGCTTGGTTGCGGGGTTCGACCCATTCAAGCTCGAGAGCAGCTTCGAAGATGTGTCTCAAATATTCAAACCCAATAAAGTGGCGAAGGCGTCAAACAAAAACGTTCTGATCGCCGTTGACACCAACGTGCTTCTATTGCCTTACACAATAAGGAAGGACGGATTATCGACGCTCCAGAAGTTCTATCAAGACCTCCGATCCGAAAACAGGCTTTTCCTCCCGGCAAGAGTTGCAAGAGAGTTCATCACCAATAGAGACAAGAAGCTCGCCGAGCTGCTGAAAACGCTCGGAGACGTAAAATCTCGGATAAATATCGGCGAGAAAAAGCTGTCTCCGATCTTGGACGGTGTTGACGGAAGTGAAGAGATGGCGACCGCGAGCCAAGCGCTTAATGCGGCCAAGAAACAGTATACAGCAGCGCTCGAGAAAGTCGAAGCAAGGGTTCAATCTTGGAGCGGTGACGATCCTGTCACGAGCATTTACAACACCGTTTTCGATAGCGCGAACATCATCTCACCTACTGACGCGAATGTGGATATACTGGCCGACTGGCAGAGGCGGCTAATCAATAAAGTGCCTCCGGGTTACAAGGACGGCGGCAAAGAGGATACGGGGATCGGCGATTTTTTGGTTTGGAAATCGCTGCTTGCGCTAGGCGCGTCTCAACAGAAAGATTTGATATTTGTCACCGGTGAGGAGAAAGCTGACTGGTTCGTTCGGCTTAACAGCCAAGGTATATATCCGAGACCAGAACTGGTGGCCGAATATAGGAAACACTCAGGCGGGAAGAGCATCAGACTGGTTGAGTTCCACGAAGTCCTCAGTGAGATGGAGGTTTCAAGAGACTTCGTTAGTCTGATTGAAAGTGCCGAGATTGCGGCCAACAACGTCATTCGTGATTCACTATCGTTTGACGTTGGAAAAGGCTTACTCAATTTCCGAGAAGCTAAATCATCTCTGGGTTCAACTGCTCTTGCCAATTTTCGGATGCGTAACGGCGGACAAAACATAACATTTACCGCCGGCGACGCTCGATTTGAATTCAGCGTTTCCGAGCAAGGCAAAGACTCTTTGTGGGCATATCCGAACGGTAAAGATCAACTGAACGTTATTCCAGCAATCAGTGCCGGGCAAATAATTGACTCCAAGCTAGTTTTAGGAGCGCAGAGCGCTTTCTCCGTAAACAAGGGGGACATGATATGGGCGAGAAATGCGCTAGGATACATCCTTATAGCAACATTGCTTGCGACAAACGATCCCCAACCAGATGAAATGTTTGAAGCAAAGTTTGCGTTTACGATTTTGCCCCCAGGCAATCCTATTCTGATTCCGCAGCATCCGGCGTTTTTGTAGTCTGCGAAAGCAAGATCGAGGACTGCCGGCGATTTGTTAAGCTGGCGGCGCGACTACAAATCGTCCAGGCAACACATCGAATCGGACGGGCGGCGAAGTGACAACAATGGGTCCGAGGAACCTCTGGAGAGGGTTGCACACGTACTCCAAGGTCACGCGATATTCGGCCGATCCGGCAGATGCCGACTGAGGCACAGTGATAGACCGTCGGTAGGTTTCCCTGCCCGCCAACAGCTTTAGCCCGGTGGTGAACTGCGGGATGTTGTGTCGTTCGTTCGCAGAGTCAGTGAGCCAACGCTTGGCAATGAGCGGGCAGATCCGCGTCCTGAATACTGAGAACTCGATCTCGATCGTTCCGCCCTGCTCTACCGAGGGCGACAGTGCTTTTGCATCTTCATAGATGATCGGAGGTTCCCGATCGGCAACCCATATGCCTAGATTGATTGAACCCAACCCAGCGAGCGCAAAGACGCCAACACCTACCACTTTCCACACGATGCGTTTCATGGCGCCGGCCCTCCCTTCAGATAGCCGATAGCTTTTTGAATATTCTCGTAAAGCATGATGGAGCCGACGAAGAGCGCGATCATTGATAACAGCAGCCAGCGCATGAACTTGCCCACGGTCCGCATATCCCGCACCATTCGAAATCCTTCTCGGACATCTTCGGCAGGCATCTCGATGATTGCCTCGAGGGTTTTCAATTCATCGAGACGGAGCCCGGCAAGGAAGGCCCTGGTCTTTTCTGGCAGCTCCACCATCTTCTCCGGAAGTTGTTCTGTCATGTCACGGTTTCCTGCCCTTACTTGCGGCAGGCAGCGTCGCGGCTGCACTGGCGATTGTTGGAATAGATCGCAGGACCGGCTGTCGGATCCTGTGAAGCAAGCCGTGCGGCCTCCGGATCAGAGAACCGGGTGACCTGATACCCGCTACCGTTCATCGCAGGTGCTGTCTGGCAGCCCGCTATCACGCACGATAGCAAGGCAACGCTCGTGAGACGGAAGCTTGCGGAACGAAGCATCGTTTTCCTCCATTTTGGTGATGCGGCCGAGCGCTTCTTTCGCGGCCTCGACCTTCGCGCTTTCGCGTTCTTGATGGACGCCGTAGGAGCACGCCGGCACAGCCATCAGTGCTGCACCAGCGATCGCGCCGATACCGAGTTTGAGATAGTCGGTGAAACTGAACATCATCACGCCATCCCCTGCACCTGGTCGGAGACGGCCTTCGCATCGGACTTCTTCCGCCAGAGCAGGAATGCGCCAGCGAGGCCGAATGCAACGAGGATCAATGCGAGGTTTTGCCACGGCATCGAGCCGACGGCAGCCAGCCCGGAGGAAAGTCCGCCACCTGTAACTGCGGGCACGATGACTTCCTTCGATTTCCACCACGGAGCGTCTAGGCTCGGCGGAGTAACCGGCACCGGCTTTTCTTCGGTAACGGGCGCAGCTTTAACCTCGATGACCTGCGACTTGGGTGACAGGTCGACGAGCATGAGGTGGATGGCAGCACGCGTCTGCGGACCATCCAGACCGTCGAGCTTACCTTTGTAGTATCCCGTTTTCTGCCCTGCGTTCTGCAGGCCGATGATGTCAGTGACGCTGAAACCAAGCACGGCAAGACCGAGTCGGGTGTAATAATCCAGGCGATCCGCATAGCCGTTAAGGCCACCGTTGATGCGACGGGTGAGCATTTCGGGGTCGTTGCGATCTGCGTAACGGTTGAGGCTCTTGCCATCAGGGTTGCCCTCATCCCAGTACCAGATCGCCGAGAGGCCTTCCCATGGGTCGGTGTTGATGAGATCGGGGTTTTTAACGAAGTCCGGAGGATTGAGCCCTTTCCGCACGCACCACTGGTAGAAGGCACGGATGTTGTGAGCGCCGGTAACCTGGATGGGGCCGCGACCACGGTTCTTGTAGCCGTCGCCGTCTTTCTCGGGGGTGTTACCGAGATCCGTGCGGGTGTCGTAGCGCTCTTGCGCAGGTGTCGGACCCCAAATTTCGCGGTCATACCGGAACGATCCGCTCTCATGCATCAGTTGTGACAGGTACGGAACGGCGCGATGCGGCAGGTTCAAACCGGCACCGGCACCATATTTCGACAGCGCCATCATGACAGAATTCAGGTTGCTTTCGTCGACGCGCCCCTTTGCGGCGGCGCGGACCTGCGAGACGGACACTGCTGTCATGAATTAATCCTCGGGAACGATGCGGACCCGATCAGAAATACACAACGTTAGCGCAAATTACAACTTTTGTGAGGAATTTTGAGCATCAAAAGGAAGCTCTGCTTGATCGTTCTGCGATTCCTCAAGTTGCTTTTGTAGATCGTCGCATTGACGGGTCCTCAGGTCGAGTTCGGACGCGAGAGCGTCAACCGCGTTCGCATGCCGCTCGATTTCCGATTGGAGGAAAGCGTTCTGTCGTTTCAGTGAGTCAACGTAGGATGTCATTGGGGTGTCCTTTACGCTTGAGGCCATTCGATCGGAGTGATCTCTGCAAGAAACTCTTCGACTGAGGGCTGCTGGCGTTGCCCGGCCTGCACCTTGGCCAATTCGCCATAAGCGTAGAACCAGACATTATCGCGCCATGCGACAAAGGCTTGAGCCTCTGCTGCCCAGTTGGGCTTTGTCGATGCCGTGTAGGATGCGAGCGTGACGCCATCGCGGAATTGCTTCTCGCGCGCCGTGCTGTCGACAAGGTTCTGGATGGCGTTTTCGTAGTCGATGACGGTGGGGATCGGAGGCTCAGGATGCACCCCAATTTGTGCAATTTCGTCTACGGTCATGGAGCGTTCGGTCGCTACACCTGTTTCAAAATTAAAAGTTGCTATTTTCATGACCTTACACCCTCTGCTATAATGTAACCACTCTGAATTGTCGTGACCTGATTAAGCAGTAGCCTTATTGCGTTCTGCGCGTTTCCTCTCTTGTGTGCATTCGCTATTACTCTTGAAACTCTAGAGTTAGCCGTTGCTACTCGGCTGCTAGTGATTATTGCAGCATTCCTAGCAACGTTGAAATTGTGTATCACTGACTCCGAAACCGTAGGCCAGCCCGAATCCCCGCCGTGGTCCATAATCGGCGCCCAAAAAGAACTAGCATCACTGGCCGCGGCCACCGAAGTATTGGTCGAGTACGTAAACGATCCATCAAGGGTTGTGAACCTAAATTCATCTGTATCGGCACCGTAAGTCGTGCCGTTGTCGACCGAGAACCGCAATCCAGCCGAAGATTGACCATTGAAAATTGCGCACATACTTAGCCGTATACTAAGAAAAGCCCCTAGCCCCGTTATGTCCAATTGAGAGATGCCAGCAAGATCAAACCTGTTGATGTATTCCCAGCCGCCGAGAACCTGACGTGCCTGCGCTTGCGTCAACCGCTCGACATCTCCCACCCCCGCAGAAGCTCGGCCAAGTATAGCTGGCGATCCGATTGTTGCGGGACCGATGTTGTCACCGGTTGCATCTGTGAACTGTACCAAGCCTCCGGCAACCGATGTCGTTGGCCCGGCCACCTTGAGGTCGAGAGCAGCCTGCTGTGCTGTACTGACCGGCTTGTTGGCATCCGACGTATTGTCGACATTCCCCAGTCCAACGTCCGCTTTTGCGAGCGTAACGTCCGCGGTCAGCGCATGGCCTGCGATCGTGCGCGAAGTGGGCACCTTATCCGCAAGTGCATCATCAACTGCCTCCGCTGAGGCGAAGAAAGACGGCAACTGACCACCAAGTTTATCTGCGTCGGGCGCCGCACCGATAGCCGCATAGACATCATCAGCATCCTGCGCCGACAGAAGTGCCTGAATGAACGCCGGATAGTTCCCGTTGACAAAGTCAGCAATCTGCTGCGCTGTCACCTTCCGGCTATTGCCACCTTGGACGGTATGAAACAGCGCCGCCGCGAGCAGAGTTTCGATCGGTGATAAGGCTCCAAGTTCTTTGTCGGCCATCAGGCGTCTCCTGAGAGTAGAATGCGGCCGCTTTGGTCGCCCGACAGGCGGAGATACCCGCTCTCGTCACCGGACAATCTGATCGCGTCGCGAGGTGTGATTTGGACCGCCAGCGAGTGTGCCTGCAGGGAGCGATAACCCTCCCGTTCGGCCGATACGGTGACCGTCGAGTTGACGTTCGTACCAAGGTCACTCAGCGGAATGGTGAACGTGTTCCCGGTCAGACCGGAATAACTGGTGATCAATGTCCCGGTCGTCGTGCGAACATCGATGCGCGTCGTCTGACCGTCTTCGCCGCCAACATCAGCCTCATTCCATTTCAGAGCCTGCGTCGACTCGAGGATGCGGTTGCGGTTCGACCAGCTTACAGACAGTTCGGACGCAGAACGCGCGTCGACTGCACCGAAACTGACGCCATTGATCTTCACGTTGGCAGGTCGGTTGGGCCGATACGGACGTGGGCTGATTGAGATGTTGAGCTGTGGTGCGTTCGCTAGAGGCAGCGCGCCGGCTGTTGTCCTGGTCAGCAGCCAGTAGGAAGTGCTTTCGAAAACGGATCGCACCGTGGGGTCAACCATGACTGAGTCCGCTGGAATGATGAAACAACGCGTCCCGACAGGCCATGCTTTTGGCACCGTGTCGAGCATCCCGCGGTTCAACAGATAGCCGAGCGCGTCCGCTGTCTGCACTGTGCAGATTTCCGTATACTCGTCATTTCCTGTTCCTATGAGAATGAAATCGCCAGCCGACGGAACCCCACCGCGAAGACCTGGTAGCGTTGTCAACTGGCTTTGCGACTCGGCCACGAGTGGCGTGGTTAGTGCAAAGGTGCCGAAGAACGGGCGCGTGCCGATCGATGAACGTTTGGTGGTCCCGTTCACGTCCGTGACATAGGTCACGAGATCGTAGTTCACATCATCGTCGCTGTCGGCACCAACCGTCACGGCTGCCAGCGCTTCCGGGTATTCGAGTTCGGACGGATCATTGAGCTTCAGGGCAGCTGCAGCCATGAAAGCAGGTGCTGTGCCAATCTGGTAATATGAAGCTGGCGTCGGCGGTTGTGATGGATTGACCCACGCCGTGTCATCAGACTCGAGGTAGCTCGCAAGATCGAGCCCGAAGATGTCTTCGTAGAGATCCAGCGTCACCGTGTTGGAATCTCTCTGAGCCTCGGAGACACGAAATACTATGCGCTCAATGTCGTATTCAGGCCACGACAGCACGACCACGTCGCTGCTGACAGTATCCCAAAACTGCCGCGTCACCTGCGCCTGACATGTTGCGATGGGATTTACGGACGCGGCCAGATCGCGCTCGGCCACATACTGTGCCGCAGATTTCGAAGTGAAACCATAATAGTTTCTCGACGAGCTGACGATGCCACCCTCTGCGGCAATGCCTGCCAAGTCCTGAACGGTGATCGTTTCACTCTTACCGGTTTCGGCATTGGTCATCGTGACCACGATTTCATTCGCGAGTTCGCCCCACGCCTTGCGCGCGAAATTGGCAAGGACTGCATTGCTCGCATCAATGACCGGAAGGAGATCGACATCATAGTCGCCTCGGAGAGCCTTGATCGTGTGCTTTCCAGTCGACGGCTTCACGAAGACAGCGGCCTGAACATGATTGCAGACCTCGCCGATGAACTTCTGGATTTCGCTCTGGCGGGTCCAGACAAGGCTCATTCCAAGTCGTTCGTTGTAGAACAGTTGTGCGGCAGCCTCAAAGGAGTCCTTGTCGATGACGCCCGGCGACTCTCCCATTCCCCAATCCTGGTTGGTGAGGCATTCGTAGATGATGTGCGCGGGGTTTGCGCCGTACTGCGGTCGACCGTAGGAATCGCTGTCGACCTGAATAAGCGCAAGAGCAGGATTGAGACCGATCGGAGCCCGGCGAATACGGAACGAAAAGGCGCGCAGATATGGATTGTTTGCAGCGAGATAAAAGCCGCGCTTGAAAGCCGACGGCTGATTGTTCAGCGCGTTCACGAGCCCTTGATATGCCCCTTCCCAAACGTCTGCCACGCCTGTCAGGAACACACTGGTGAAGCCACGAAAGCCGGGGCACGTTGCGCTCGTTAAACCAAGGCGGGCTGCCAGTGATGCCGGCATGACTTGCGTTGCTTTCCCAGGCAACCACCACAGAAGGCCTTTGACTCCGCCCTCCTTTTTCACATCGCCGAACAGATCTGGCTTGTTGATTGCGACGGTCGTCTCGTCGACCAATTCCCCGCGCCAGATTTCCTTTTCGTTGTACTTCGCGGCAATCAGCTTCACGCCGTCTCCATAGGCGCAAATGCCCATATGGAGACCCATCGTGTACTCGAAGATTTCGACTTTGCCTTCGCCCTTGCCGCCCATTCCCATTAGGAGGCCCTCGAGCGGATAGCATCGAGAACGCGATCCAGCTGAGCGTCAAAGCCTTTGCCCCTCAATTCTGAGGCTGGCATACCGTGTCTGAGGAAGTGGTCGAAGTCGCCACCGCCAGCCGCAAACGCTTTGCGCACGCCCTTCACGCAGAAGAACGGACGGATGTCGCTGATCGTAACGATGGGATCGACCTCGCTCACGCAGAAACCTTTCTGCTGGTCGTTGCCTTGTCGCCGAACCAGAGGATATTGGGCGCAACATCGAGTTCGCCAAAGACGACAGGTATAGGCCGGCTCTCAGCCGTCGGCTCGTCCATGTCCGTCACTTCCTCGGGCTGAGATGTCGAGGCTTTCGGCATCATGAGGTAGCCGATCACCATCGATCCTATGCCGACCAGAAGCTGAACGAACAATGCAAGGAACGGAAAGGGCATGGCTCACTTTTCGTGGATTTCACGTTTAGTGAGTAATTCTAGTAGAATTGGTTCTTGGAGGAAAGGGGATTTTCAAGCGGGATGAACGGTTGGCCGCCATAGTTCAAGATGTTGCCGTGCTGGTTACAGCCGCTCATCTGTCGATTGCAGCCCCTGATGACAGAAAGCGGCGTCCCGACAGCCAATCCACGGGCCACGCCGCGAATGACGATCACACTGGTGAAGCCCACATTCTCCACCGAGGCGATTGTGCGCAGCTCTCGGACACCGGTTTCAGAATTGCTCCACTCCAGCAGGCCGCCCACATAGAGCGCGAAATTGTCACCCAACCACGAGTCGGTCGTGATCCTGTTTCTCGAGACGCTGGCCACGGACTTACCGACGGTCGCTGCGGCACGATTCGCTCTGCACTGAGAGCCGTAAAGAACGTGAGGGCACCCGATCTGGTAATTTCGCCTCAGACCTGGTCGTCGCAATGCGGTTGACACGGGCTGGCACGACAATTCCATTTCGTTTTTCCTGTAGGTGCTTCCAAGTATCCGCCCTAACCAAATGGCAGGATAATTCTCGTCTGTTACGGGAGCGCCAACGTGGCCTTCAAAGATTGTGAGGTTCACAACCTGTGACGGGGGATATGCGAGAAAGAGCTGGTCGATCTCAGTGCCGAGGGACATGGTTACGGTAACATCGGATTTGTCGAGCGATCCGTCATGACTGATGGTGCTGTTCTTGATTGGCCAAGGATAAAACGGGAGAAGAATGTCCTGTCCCTGATCATCGACGCCGATCTTTTTAGTGATCGTCGTTTCGCCATTGTTGAACCCGAACGGTCCAATCTTTCCGTTTTCACCGTTGTTTTCTGCACCTTGGATCAAATAGAGCGATACAGGTGTGCCGCTATACCGGCTATTTTCAAATTGGTCGAACGACACGATTCTGTTCCCTTAAATTGCCACCGTCTACGATTGCTTGAATGTGAACGTCGTAGCCTCAAGCATGGACCAATTGGAGTTGGGGACCCCGGCAAACGTGACTCGGAAAGTTGTTGCGGCCCTGTTCCCTGGCGGTGTGAAGAGTTTTGACCAGAGTATCGTTTGGCCGTAGTTCCCCGTGGTTACGAGAGGTATACTGTCGATGACGACGTTTGCGTTGAGGTCTCTGAGTTCTGCATATGTCTGCAACGTGGAACCTGCCGCAGCCTTGACGTTACCGCGGAACTCGACCTTCACCTTGGGAGACCCCAAGCCGTGGTTTGCTGTAACATCGAGCGTGATTGTGTTTGGTCCACCGCCGCTCTCCGCGAACGACACGCTCGTGATCGCACCCGGCGCGATGTTGGAGGTGCCTACGACCAGGCGACTTATGTTAGCGTCACCGATATCAACGTTACCCAGAACAGCGGTGATCGCTGCAAGCGATGTCACGCTCATCTTGTCCGCTGTGACTGCACCGGCTCTAATCATTGCCGACGTTATGCTGTCGGCGGCGATATGTTGGGCGCGGATGGCATTCGCCGCAATCTGGTCGGCGCCAATGCTCCCGGTTTTGATACCCTGACCATCAATGATCGTGCGGCCGTAATCAGTGGTGAGATTTAACCCGCCTTTGTAAGTCGCGAGGACGATGTTGTTCGACGAGAAAGCCGTTGGCGCCAGCGTCGTCGATGAAAGAGACGTGGCCCCTTTCGTCCAATAGATATAGATCGTAGCGTCAGTCCACATCGCCCCAATAGGGTTTTCGGTTACTGTAACCTCGACCGGGGAGCCTGCGTCATTCAGGTAGGTGATCGTTCCGCCAGTCCAACTCACGCGGTTCGAAGTTGGTGTATTTCCGGAGAACGCAATACCCGCAGTCGCGACGCCCCGTGCACCTATCTCAAGCACGTTTGCGCGGATGGAATTCGTGGCAATGTTACCGCCGTTGATCTTGGTGGTGTCTCCGCCTGACCGCCAGTCTGCGAGGGACGTTCCGCCAGAGATCAGGATTTTACCGGGATCAATCTGCGTCACAGCCTCATTGATGCGGCCGGCAGGGTCGTTGGCATAATCGGCCACATCACCCAAAGCATGTCCGCCGACTGTTATGGAGCCCGCGAGTGCCGTCTCAGCCATCAGTTTCGCGGCACTCAGTTCCACAATGTGGGCGTTCTCGATAATTGCTTCAGCAATTTGAGCGGAACCGGTGATGACTGCTTGATCTGCGACAAGCTGGTTCGCACCGATCGTCTGCGCGAGGATCGTGCCGCCATCGATGTAAGCCTTGCCTTCTACGGCCTGATAGTCGTTACCTCCTCGGTAGACGCCGATCAGGACGGAATCCTGCGCATACATCGTAACAAGCGACGTGGTGACCGAGAACTTGTTGTCGCCGAGGATGTAATACACGTAGACGGTCGCGCCGCTGAAAGTGACGGCACCGGAAGGTATGTTCTGGCTGGTCGGCGTGCTGCCGTCTACGCCATAGGTGATTTGACCCGCGGTCCAAGTCAACCGGTTGCCATTGGGCGCGTTGCCGGGCTTGAAAAGAATCCCTTCCAGCGTTGCTTTGATTTCGCTTCGAATTTTGGCCGTCGTTGCCGAAGCCGGCGCAGACCACGGCGACACGTTGCCGGAAGTGTCGATTGCGCGGACCCAATACCAGCGAGTGACTTCCGGTTCCTGGCCACCGACGACGAAGGCATTCGTCTGCGAGGTGTATGACGGAAGCGTGGTCTCGGTTGGTGCGGGGAACTCCTCCAACGCTTCGAAGAGGTCATACCGCGCGAAGTCGATTTCGTTGTTTGCCGCCCACTTCAACCAAGTCGAATTGATGCCTCCCGTTGCACTGAGACCTACCGGCATCGCTGGCGGCACGTCGTCGGCAACGGTGGTGTGCGTGAACTCGGCGCTTGGTTCCGACTTGTTGCCCGATCGGTCGACCGCGAACACACGACCGGTGTAGACGCTGTTCGGGATCATCGGAACCTGATGCAGAGTGGAGCTTGTCTGGTAACCGATCCAGCTACCGAGACCTTGCTTCAATTGCACTTCGTAATACGCAAAGTCTCCCTCGAGAGAGGGTTCCCAAGTGCCGATCAGAAGGTTCGACGGAACGAGTGTTGAGTTCAGCGTAAAACCCTTCGGCCGAGCAGGTGGGACCGTGTCGATCAGGGCGTCTAGATCTTCTGGCGTCACGGAACCCAGAGTCCCGTCGATCGCGCCTTGCAATAGTAAGTTCAGCTTCGCACGGACGCTGGCACCGGACTCTCCGTTTTTGATGGGCTCGACTGGACCGATGGGCATCTCAGTCCTCCCACACGGCGGTGTCTACCCATTGGCCGCGATCGCGCCAGTAGCCGGTGGCAAGCACCCAGTTGCTACCATACGAGCTTTCAGCGGCCAGGTTCTCCAGAGTCACGAAAGAGAGGCTGACGTTGGCGACGGTATTCGTCACCCATTCTATCGTGAGGCTGTCTTGGGCGAAGCGAGAAACAAACATCCACGAAATCTGCTCGATCTCCGAAGCAGCAACACCGACATCCTCATGGAACTCGACGAAGGTGTTGCCGCCGCTCGTCGCCATCAACGTGATTTCACGGGGCAACAGTTGGCCAGTGCGAGTTCGTATCAACACCGCAGCGTGTGCGCGATCTTCGTTATACGTTTCGTAGAAATCAGTACCGGCGAACTGGATCACCCTGTCGGCAACATTGAGTGCCTGCGGGAGATCGCTTCCCCACGTCGGCACATAAATCTCGCCCGCCCTGCCCTTGCAACGCACGAAGATATCGAGGATCGCCATTGCTTCTGGACGGCTCATTGCCAGATATGTTGCCGTCAGCGTCCTGGACACGAGTGGAACCGGCGTGAAGGTTTTGACCACGCCTCGATCATAGTCGACGGTTTCAAATTTGAGGTTGAACTGTACCTGGGGTCTGTTCAAGAAGTTCGGCTTGCGCAGAAGCACATAGCGCCCGAACAGAATTGCAGCAGGTCCGAAAGACTGAACACTGTCCCCTTCCGCACTTTCGTCGAAAGGCAACTGGTCAGCGATACGGACAATCGAGCCGGGCTCAACATCGAACTTCACAGGAGCAGTCGCAACCTGGTTGGTGTAGAGTGACAGGGTGTTCGAGTTTGCAAGCTGTGCAGGCAAGTATGGAAGCAGATACGCGCCGGCACCCACTGCCTTAGTCAGAGGGTTGACTAGAATGACCGTATTGTTGTCGACGAAATCGATCGCAAGCTTACTTGCGGTCCGTCCCGTCATCAGAACGTAAGTCCCGCTGTTAACCAGCCACGGCGGCGTAGACTCGATCGACAGGACATTGGCGCCAGCTCCCGTCGTTGCTGTCACAAGCGCCGGCTCGGCGGAAAAATCGGCGATCTGTATTTTACCGTCCCGCGCACGATTAACAGCGTCCGCGAAGTTTCGCATTCTTTCGCCATCGAGAAGGATTGTTGCTTCAATCGCTCGCCGTGGTTGGATGCGAAGCGCGCGTCGTTGTTCGCTGCCGTCGCGGGCTGTGAACACATCCGTTTTGAATTCGTAGGTATCCCGGATTCCGTTACGCCAGTTCGGCACGAAAGGGAGGAAGACTACCATGTGTTAAACCGATCCTCGTTTGGCGAGAATTTCTCACAAAAGGTGCAATTGCGCAACCAAACTAACGACCCAGTGCACCGTTCACCTTGTTCTGGTTCCGGGTCATCCAATTGGTGATAACCCGTTCGCCAGCGACGCTGGACAAGGCGGCTTCCAGCACGTCCTCGGGGCTGAAGGCGTTGACGACCTTCAGGTTGACGGCTTTCCCGCCACCGCCGTTGGCGGAGTGACGAGGATCGTTCTCGGTCAACACTTCTTCGCCCTCGAGAGCGACGATCGGAACCTCACCCTGACGCAGACCATCTGTTACGATACCGCCGCTGTGGTAGCGCTGTGCACCAGCAAATACTGCGGGGTTTACGCGACGAGACTGCGTTGTGTTGCCGACGATACCACCACTGTGTTTGGCACTGAAAAGCTTGGTGATCGCACTGGCAATACCTCCCCCGGCACCGCCGCTTGCGTCTGCACCGCCAGTGAGCAGATTGAACAAGGCCTGCTTCACAATTGCCTTGCCGATGTCGATCAGAAACTGTGCAATACCTTGCTGTAACGCATTAAAGAAGGCGTCGGCGGCATTCTCACCCTTCGCCAGCGCTTCTGCCATGGAATCGAATGCGGAAGCGCCGATGTCGGCAAGTTCCTTGTTAAGATCCTCGGCCGTCGGAAGAAACTGCGATCTCATCCGCTGCGTCGTCTGCGCGATGGCTATCTCGATGTTCTGGAGGTTCGCGATAGCGTTGACGGACCCTTCGCCGCCCATCGCCTGCCAAAATGCTATGGCGGAAGCAATCGCCTCGTTCAGCTTGCTGTTCACAGCATCCAGTTCGGTGAAAGTTGTCGCGTAGAGGGAGTGGTCGCCGCTCTGCTGCGCCAAATCCATCCGCTCCATCAATACCGAGCGTTTTTCAAGAAGCTCGTTCACCTTCTGATTGACGTTGTTGCGATCGAACTCAAGTGCAGCAAGCCTTTCAGTTTCAGCCCGCTGCTCCTTTGTGAGGTCGTTGCCGGCTTCTCGGGCCTTCAGTTCCTCGTCGCGAAGCGCCTTTGCGACGGCCGCTTCTTTGGCGGACTTGGACAACAGGTCAAGTTCGAACTGTTGCTGCTCGACCCGCTTTCTGTAATCCGTGAGATATTCGCGCCCCATCTCAGTCAGGCGGGCCTGCGTTTCAACTTCCACCGGGGAAGCCCCTGCCTTTTGGTTGGCCCAGGTGACGACATCGCCAGCCGTTTTCCCGTCGAGAATATTGCGATTGGACTTGATCGCGTCACTCGAAAGCAACTTGCTGACGGGTGTATCCGCCTGCGCCGTAAGAACAGCCACTGCGCCGTTCGGGCCAAGGAAGTGCGCGAGATAGACGGAGGCCTCGTTGACCGCCACACCTGCCTTCTGGAGGATGGCTGCATTCTCCCGTGCGTAAAGCTCGATCATGCTCCGTGAAACATCGGCGTTCTCACGCAAAGCAAGGATCGTGCTGTCGGTCATGTTCTTGGCACGATCGGGAAAATATTGTTTGAACATCCGGAGCCACGTCGACTCAATGAATTGTCCGAGGCCGGTTGCCGAGGAATTGGGGTTCTTCGCCAGTGGATTGCCACCGCTTTCGATTCCGGCGATCCGGTCGGCCACGGAATTGTAACCACCGCCGTTGGATCCAAAGCGCTGAGCGTCATAGGCAGAACCGGCAGACGCACGGACCTTCTTAAGTTCGGCGTCAATCTCTTCCTGACGTAACCGAACACCTTCGGCGAGCAACCTGTTCTTCGCTTCCAGTGCTTTCTGTTCGATGTATTGCTGCCGCTCGTTCAATTGTGCCAAGCGGGTTTCCTGGCTCATCTGCTCCTGCAATTGATACACGGCATCCCTCGCCGCCACCTTCTTTTGCTCCGTTGCGGCGACCGTCTTCTTCGTGGCCTCATAGGCCTTCTCCGAATACAACGACTCGTCTTTTACATGTTCGACGAGTTCTCGACGCTGGCTTACCAAAGTCGCCAGTTCAGACTTCATCTTTGAAAGATTGTCCTCACCAAGCATACCAGCGGCACCAGAGGTGAAGCCTGTCGACCGGAGAGATTCCTCGGTTTGGATGCTGGTGCGAAGATCGCGGATGCGGTCCTCTAGATCGGTGGTAAAAACATCCTTGAGCGCTTTTGCGCCTGCTCGAGCATCTCGAGTCATATTGCGAATATCGCGCCCGAAGTACTGGACCTCCCGCGAAACGAACTGGATCACACCTGTGTCTTGAAGCGCCTGAACGAAGTCGTTCCACGCACCCTTCGCTTCGACGAGTGTTTTTCCCCACTCGCTCGTTTCCACTTTGCTCGCAGCAGCGCGCGCCTTAAGAGCATCCAGTGCAAAGGCCATGGCGCCGGCTTCGTCACCGGAAGCTTTCATCGCCCGCACCTGATCGTATTGTGCGAGAGTCAGGAAATTCAGTTCTTTGTTCAATTCGAGAACCGACTCGACGTTGCCACCGAAAGCCTGCGAGAGCCTCTGACCGGCGTCGACCACCCCTTCACCGGTAGCGTCGCTGATACTTTTCGCAATTTTCGCGAACTGGGCGAACTGGCCTGTTGGCAATCCGTCGGCCGCAAATCCAGCGGCCAACGACCGTGCGTCATCAATGGAAATACCGAGTTTCTTGATTTCATCGCTGACGCCAGCAAGCCCCTGCGCGGTATTGCGGTAGCCGTCAGCGGATAGGGCAAGCTTTCTCTGGAAATACTCTACAGAGTCGCCAGCCTCTTTCAGCCGCATAGCGACCGCTATGAACGGTGCCAGCACGCCTCCCAACAGAACAAGCTGCGGAATCGACCGTGCAACGCTCACCATCACGTTCGGCCAAATCTGCGCGAACTGACCAGCTTGCTGTGCGAGAACCTGCAACGGCGCCTGACCCATGGCAAGGCCAGAGACAACGTCATTGACCTGGTAGCCAAGGTTCGTCAACTGCCACGGTCGCAGACCGTACACCAGCATATCTTCAGGATCACCGCCTGCCGAAGACCCCTTCTTTTTTCCGCCGCCCGAACCGCCGACGGAATCCATGCGATCGCCGAGCGCACCCTGCGCAGTCGTAGCCTTTTTCGACGCCGTGGTGAGTTTGTTGAGTTCCGCCGTGGTGTTGACTAGTGCAACACTCTCATTCGTCGACGCAACAGCGCCGCGCTGCATCTCACTTGCAAGCCGGCTAAAGCTTGCGAACCCAACACGGGCCTCACCGTTGATCTGCTGAAGGGCCGCACGCTTCTGCTGCAACGCTCCCATGGCCTCCCGCGACCTGTCGCGCACCAGCTTGATGGTGTCGCCCAGTTCGCGCATTTCCGACGCGGAAAGTGCTCCAGTCCGAGCAGCGTTAGCCTGCACGGCCCGATAACGATCAACTTCGGTGCTCAGCCGCTTGTAATTTGCAACGGCGGCTTCAATCTCACCTTTTGCGACGCCGACAACCGCACGACGGCTCTGAGCAGCAGCCGACGCTGAGAGGCGCTTTTGCTGCTGCTCGAGATTGCGGAGGACTTTCGAATATTCATCGCGAGCCTTGACGGCAAATTCGACGACTCTTTCACGGCTCGCCATTGTTCAGCACCTTCAATTGCGACTCGAAAGCTTTTTGAGCTTTCTTGGTGGAGGCGGGCTTCACGCTCTGATTTGGAACTGTGGAGATCGCCATTTGCAGAAGAGCCGCTTCGCTTGCCATCTGAGCGTTGATCCTGTCGACCACGAAGCGAGCCTCTACAAAAACCTTACAGACTGGGTAGAACCAGGCGGATGGGTGTCCGTGGTCGAGCAACAAGCTCACCTGGCGATGGACACCCTCTACCCACTCTGTCAGGGTTTCAGGGATGTCAGGCTTGCCGCGCCCGCCATCGCCCGAACGACGATCTCCATGAGTTTTTCCAAGCCGCCCTCCGCAATGATCGTGAGATTGACGATCTTCTCCAACGCGTCGGCCTGGATACTGAGCGGTAGTCGCGCGGCCATATCGACTGCGGTTGGATTTCCAGAGCCGTAAGCGATGACCATTGCCGCAAGCGGCGCAAAATCATCGGTCATGCTCAAGGCAATTTCCTCGACGCTTCCGCTCATCTCACCGGCAATGGCTTTGGTATAAAGATCCGCACACACGCTGCGATGTTCACGAATGATGCGGGTGATATGCGCAAGGGCGAGACCGTAAACCTCGAAAGATTGCTCTCCAACCTTAACGGTCTCGCTCGGCAGTATCAGTGTCTCCAACTGACCCATGTCGATCCCTTACGCTACCGGACGCCCGTCGCGATACGCGAGCGCGAGGTTACCCTTCTTCATGACGCTGATCGAAAGCGGCAACTGCTGCCACTCGCTGGACTCAGGGTCCATGATCAGGGCGAGGTCACCATTGGGAGACAGGCGAACGCGCGGGAACGTGATGTCGAACTGTGGACCGATCGGATTGTTCGAGATGAATTTGAGCGCGCCTTCTACCTGCGTTTCCCCGGCAACGATCTGGTCGCGCGTGGAGGCAGCCACTGAATAACTGACTGCAATCGAACCACCGATCGCTGCGCTGCCGGCAGGGATGTAGACCGTGCCCAGATCGGCATCGAGGAGGTAATCCTCGTCGAGAACGAATGTGGCCGGAGTCGTCGCGGCGCCGTCGGTAATAACGACGGTGGTGACTTTTCGGGCACCGGACGGGTTGGTGTCGTTGAAGCCGAGCTGATAAAGGTCACCTGCATTGACTTCTTCGAAAGTTTCTTCAACGTTCGAGCTGGCGGTAACGGTGATCGTCTTCACCTCGCTCATAAAGAAGTACGCCGCGTTCTCGGCCTTCATATCGTCCGTCGTGACGGAACCGGTCAGAGTCGCTTCAATCGCGACTTCTTCATCCAGTGTACGGAAGCCGACCCGCGACGAATAGTGAGGCAGCGTTTCAGCTTCGCGAGCCAGCGTGAATTCAGGCGTGTTACCGAGTTCGCGAAAAGGTCCAGGAACCTGCGTTCCGGGCTTGTATTTTGCGAAAAGAGCGGTTCCGCGCGGTACAGTAAGATTGCGGGATTGCAGATCCATAGAATTTCTCTCCTTGTGAGTATTGCGACTATAACGTGATTTTATGCTACGCGAAAGGCGTCTCAAGGTTTTCGGCAAGGCCGAGGGTGACGGGTATGAGGAAATACGCGACGCTTGAAACTTCGTCATCCGGTGGACGATGCACGGGCTGGCCTATCGATAACGACATCACGCAAGGTGCCTTGTTTCCGAGACCGAGAATGTCGAAGCGATTAGCCTTGGCGCGCACCAGTGCTCTGATAATTTCGGCCGACAGCTTGTACGCCGGATCGAGCGGATGCTCTCGATCATCTTCGACGAAGCCCTGAAGCAACACGCGAAACTGATTGATGGCGGCAGGGGACGTGGACGTGCCGTTGACGGCCTCGGCAGGACGTGGGTCCTCGAGCAGCACGACCATCGGTCGGGGATCGTTGTCACCGAACACCGTTCGACCACGGAATACACGCTCTGCGGCTCGGCCGGCGCTGTCAACGAAATCCGACAGATCAAACTCGCAACCGTTCGCTGGATTCACCTCCTTCACCTGGAGGCTCAACTGCTTCATGACCCGCAGGCGGAAAGGATCACCCATTCAACAACTCCAACTGTCTGAAAAATTCATTCTCGAGGAAGTCCAACGACTCAGGCGTCATCTCCTCATAGATACCGCCGCCATCTGATGCAGCGCGGAGAGCCTGGTCGACAGACGGACCGTAAAGAAGCCAGAGGTTCTTTCCCAATGATCGTGGTTTGTAAGCACCCTGCGGCAACGAGCCGTCTGTCCTCACAGCAAGTCCGACGTTATTGTTCTTCAGGCGCATGAGAAATGCCCGGCGAATGGAACGGGTTTGCCCCGGCTTCACCGTCACATTGATCTTTCCGCCCTTGTGGCGTTGACCGCCCGCGAGTGGCTTCTGCTTGGTAAAACGGGCCAGCGACGTTGCAGCCCCCCTGCCCTCGATCACGGTTTCAAGCGCGTTACGTTTCGCCTTCGTCTTCACCCAAAGGCGCTTGCTGGAAGGAGAAACGTAAGACGCCGGGAACGCCACTTGGTCTCGGGCCGCACGAGCAAACTTGGTACGATCACGCGTCGCTGTCGTGTTAAGAGCACGGACCAGTGCCAGTTCGGTCGAGTTCGTCATTTCATCCACGAACGAAAGCTGATCGAATTCAATGGCAATTACTGCTGCGACCATGGCGGGATGCCCCTCCACTCGTCGCCCGCGGTATCGACCTGGGACAGCAAGCTTACCAACTCTGCTTTGGTGGCAGTCCGAACCTCGACCCAGACGAAACCCTCACGTTCCGGGCGGCTTGGGCCGGTCACATATGCCTCGGAATCACTGAGAATGACGAAGGCGCTCGTAACCACGTTAGCCACTTCCGCGACTTTAAAGATAACGCGATCGACGATGTCGATGATCTGTCCGGTTCCGTCCTCTCCCTGCGCTTCAATAACCGCGGGACGCTGATGGAGCCGAATATTGACGGGCACGGGAATTCCCGCGGCGTGGGTGAGATACACCGCGGGAATCGAGAAGGTTTCATGGACTGGAAGCAGATGCTCGCGCTTCCTTTCCCGCCAGTTCATCAGACGAGTGCTCCGCCTTCACCTTCGCCGGCACCTTCACCGGTAGCGGCATCAGCTTTGGGTTTCGCAGGAGCCTTACCCTTGCTTTTACCTGACTTCGGTTCGTCGACGCCGGTCTCATCATTGTCGAGATCGACGGCCTGGTCAGGGTTAGCAAGCTTGTAAAGCTTCATTTCGTCTGCAGTCGGTTCGCGGACGGCGCCGAGACGAACCATGTCTTTGAAATCGGCATTGGTGAATTCCTCGACTTTGCCGACGGCAAGCTCTTCGCCCTTGCGACGGATGCTGTGAAGCGTAAAACCGTATTCCATTTTCTCAGTCTCCTGTTGATGGGAAAAAGCATCCCCATGCAGGGGATGCTGAATGCTCTAAAGAATAGACGCCGCCCGCTGGTTACGGCGCGATGACGTTGGCCAGCAGCGTGGCGTTCGGGTTGATCGGAACGAACAGCGGAGCCGACTTGTGGGTGATGTATTCGACTTCGACATCACCCGTAGTTTCCCAGTTCTTCGGGAAGATCGGAAGGGCTTCGTAGCCGGCCTTCTTGTCGATGATCCGGCCAAATGCACGAGTTCCGCTGACGGCTTCGGCCGTGCTCGTGAACAGCATCTGGTGGTTGCCGATGTAACGTGCAGAGGCGCCAGTGGAGGGGTCAATGAAGGTGGAGTTGTCGACCCACAGTTCAATTGACTGGCCGGAACCGCCGCCGATGGTCATTTCGCCCACTTTGAAGACTGGATCACCAGTGACCAAGCCGCGTTCGTAGACGATGTTCCCGCCCTTGATGTTGATATCCATATGCGTTTTGAACTCTTCGTCCTTGCGCATGATGGCCCAAACGCCGCCGCCCATCGTCACACGAACGGGAACGCCGCCGAAGTCTGCGTTGGCCATGCGGTCGATCACCAACTGGATAAAATCGACGATGGAAACACCACTCTCACCGAAGCGGCTGCCGGCGCCAAGCGTGATCGTGTGGTTCGCTGCACGCTTGAAGTCGACGAGCGTGGTGGGGTAATTTTCACCGGAGATGGTGACTTTGCCGTCACGCAGCGCGGTTGCCGCCATCCAGTTCCAGCGGCGATTGATGGCACGAACATGGCTCTCGGCGATCGCAGCGCGGATCAGTGTGAGGCGCTGCATCGGCGTAAGCTGAACGGGCATCTGAGACATGTTTGCATCGATACCGACACGACGACGAAGCGGCATGAGCGGGTCGATCTGGTCTTCCAGTTTGATGTAGGCCGGCTTGAAGCGGAAACCAGTTCCGGTGTCTTCGTAGACCGACTCGCCGCGAGCGAGCGGCATGACAAACGGGGCGAGCTTGCGGCCCTGCACCGGCATCTTTTCGAAGTCGATCCATTCGTCGTTGGAGCGCAGTTCGTAAGGGAACCACTGAGTCCAGTAGAGCGGATCGGGCTTGATGTCACGGAACACGCCGAGGAAGCGGCTGGTGTCCCAGAGTTCGAGATGTTGGGTCTGAGTGCCCATTGAAGCCTCCTGTTACGCGCGCTTCGCGACGATGATGGTGGTGGGAGTGGGCGCGCCACGGAATGCCGCCTGCTTCAGCGCGTCTGTGCTGAAAGAGTCGTCCCATACGAGCGCGTCCTGGTTAAAGCACCCGGAGTAGAACACCTGACCGTTGACGGCAGGCGAACCAGCACCGCCGCGCGAGACGGCGTGGGCGAGTACGCCGATGGCCTGCACGTCATCGTCAGGGCTGGCGCTTCCGGTAACGGCCGGCACCAGTTCACCGGTTGCGTTCAAGCCGAGAACGGTGAACTGCGCGTAGTTCGCGTTCAGCGGAATCGGGAACGAATAGGCGGGTGCCAGTTCCGGGTGGGAACCTGCCAGCAGATGGTTCTGCAGGTAGGTGTCGAGTTCCTCGAACGCTGCGCGGCCGGGATCTGCATAGGGAGGCGTAATGTTTGCCATCGCGGTTTACTCCTTGTTGTCAGAGAAGCCGGCGAGGCCGTAGCCGCGGATCAGCGCTCGGTCCTTGTCGACATCGGTTGCCTGGTTGTCGTCGTTGCCGTCAGCGCCAGCAGCGATGTTCGGCTGTTTGCTTCCGTCCATCGCGGCGGTGAACATGCCGGCAGGTGCACCTGCGCCGGGCTGCGTGGTGGTGGCGGCAGCATCTGGCTTCGCTTCTTCCGGCAGCGAAGCCAGAAACTCCGTTGCTTCCTCGGCAGACATCGATGTCTTGAGAGCAGCGTTCAGCGCGGCGGTGGGACGTGCCTTGCCGGCGTCGGAGCCGATGATCGCATTGATGCGGGAAATCGCGTTGGCGGCACCGGTTTTTTCACCTTCAGTGACGCCTTCGGCACGTGCGGCAGCGACCGCAGCTTCGTATTCGGCCTGTTTATTTTCGGCCATTGGTTCTTCTCCTTCTTGTGAGAACGTGGCCTCAAGGGCCGTTACAGCGTCGTCGAGAGTTCCGATGGCGTCAGCCAATCCGATCTTGACGGCTTGACGAGCCATGAAGGTCTGCGCGTCGGTATCGTCGACCGCCTCCTCCTCCATGCCTCGACCCCTCGCCACCATGGCGACGAATTGCTTGTGGAGTTCATCCACCTCGGCTTTCCACTTCTTCCGGGCTTCCTCGGAAAGCGGCTCGATCGAATTACCCTGCGCCTTGCCGGGCTTGGAGCGGATGATGTTGACCTTGATGCCTGCGCTCTTGAGGTATTCGGAATATTCGAAATGGGTGATGATGACGCCGATCGAACCGACCCCGCCTGTGCGGGCGACCGTAATATGACTGGTCGCAGCGGCAATGTTGTAAGCAGCGGAATACGCGTGCTCGGACGCTACGGCGCGGATCGGTTTGATGTCGCGGGTTTCGAAGATATAATCAACGAGGTCCCAGTTGCCCGAAACCATCCCCCCACCGGAGTCGATGACCAGGACGATGGCTTTTACGTCGCTATCGTCGCGACCGCGCTTGATGGCCTGACGGATGTATTCGTAACCGGTGATCCAGGCGCCGATCGTCCACGGGAAGTTGTTGACGAGAACACCCTGAACCGGAACATAAAGAATGCCGTTCTTGACGTTGTAGGGCCGGTAACGCGCACGCCAGTCGTCTTCGCTGAACCAGAAATCATTGTCGTTGGCCGAAGCCTTCTCGATCTCAACGAGAGGTTCGGAAGCCATTTGCGCGCAGGCTTCGAGCCACGAACCACGGGTTTCGGCCACGAGAGCTGTGCTGTCCTGAAAACGTGCGAGGATTGCGTTCACGCCGCCTCTCCTTCTCTTGGTGTGGCGGACAGTGAGTTTTCCATGTCCTTGGTGTCGGTGCTGTCGTAGATCGACGGGTTGCCGTAGAAGCTGTCCAGTTCGCGCTCACGCTGGATCTGTCGCGCGACACGGCGATAGTCGCCACCGCTCATCTTCGCGATCTCGGCTTCCTTCGTGGAAAAACCGCTCTTGACCTTGAGAACAGCGGCCTGAGTTTCCTTGAGCGGGTCAATCTGGCCCTGCCCTGCGCCGATCCATTCGCATGCGCAGTACGCCTCGGCGTTCAACCCCTCGTAAAAGAGTGGGACGTTCTTTCGCTTGAGGCATTCGAGGTCGTTCTTGTTGATCGCTTCCTCAAGCCAGAGGCGATAAATGAAGTTGGCGACGCCGTCGGCTGCAATCGCCTTCTTGGCATTCATGCCCTTCTGCGTTTCGCCGATCGATGCGCGAGCCGACGAATAGTTTGTCTGCGTGAAATCGCGCGAGAACTGCTCGTAGGAAAGACCGAGCGCGGCTGCGATGTAGCGCAAAAGGCTCTGCTCGTATTTGTCGCCAAGTGGACCGGTGGCTCCGGTGTTCTGAATCTTGAGCTTTGTACCTGGAGCGAATACGGGTATCTTCGCTCCGTCCATGTGTAAGTTCGTTGCATTGGAATTGTACGCCGCGATCGCATCGAGATATGCGGTCATCCATTCGACCGTGGCATTACCCTCGGGAGGCTGTCCGCCAAGGGCCGCCAAGACATCGTCAGGGATTTCCGACTCGACCGAAGCTGCGTAGCTGGCTGCAACGACAGCGCGTTCCAGCTCCGTGCGACGGAAATGCTTCGTCATCCGCATTTCGGACAGTGCCGAAACGATATCGGACACGCCGCGGGACTGGTCGGGCCGGTCCTGCTCGTAGACGTGCAGAATCATAGGTCGACCCCACCGGTTGCGAGCCGGGACCCGTGTCCAGTTCATGTCGGAGAGGTTGGAGAAATCGTGATACGGGCCGTCGTTCGGATGGGAATTCCGAATGTGGTAGGCGATCGGAGCACCGCGACGGTCACGCTCAACGCCGTTTCGGATGCGAGACCAATCCTGCATGAGCTTGTCCATCGGAGTGGAAAGCCGATCAGGGTCGATCATCTGCACGGCGGAACGGTATGGGCGACCATCAGCCGGCATCCATTCGGCGCTTGCCAGAATTTCCCCGCCGCCGAAGAACGTGCAGACACCGAGACGGACCTGTGCAGTGAAGGTATTGATACGGGCAGCGTCTGACCATTTCTGCTGGCTTTCGCCCCACAGCATAAACTTGGTCTCAGTTTCTTCCTGAAACTCTTCTTCCCACTTCGCATCCTCTTTGCCCCACAAGACCTTCGTCTCGGGGCGGGCATTCAGTTGATAACGAGAACCAACAATCGAGTCGCGATAGATGTCAGCGCCACCGGACACAAATGCATCGTTGCGAATTGTGTCGCGCGCTCGCGCGTCAAGGTTTTGTTTTTCAGGAAGGATTTCCGCGTCAGCAGAACGGATTGCGGGCTGCCAACGAGCAAGCCGGTCAACTTTCGATGCGCCGTCATAGGCAACACCGCCCGATGCTGCCGCCGTAGCACCGGGCGGACGCACCGCATCGGCAACCGCTGTGGAGACATCAGCGGCGGTTCCGATCAGGTCTGAAAGATCAACAGCCGCTCTCATCCCCACGTCGGCCTCATGACACGATGCGGGGTTCTCGGCTGTCCTGCGATTTGGGCTTTGAGATCTTCAATATACTGACGAAGGCGAGAGACGTTTGCCATCGTATAGCGGACGGACTCGCCGTTGCTGTCACGAACCTCGGCGACACCTTTACCGGTCAACAGTTCGTGGAGGGCTTTTTCAGCCTCTCGTAGCCAACCCTGTAATTCGGCGATTGTCGCCATGTGTCACCCCGCAATGCGCTCTTGCAGGGTGAGTAATACCGCTGTTCATTCTTAATTACAATATTAAGTTGGAATTTTGTAAACCATTTCCATGTTTTGCCCATCATGGGCGACTTAATAACCGTAGCGGGCGAAAATGCATAAACTCAGCAATTTCAACCACGTTAACGAGCAAGTTCATCAAGACCTCCTTTCTGTTCAAGCGCTGCCGTTACGTGACAATTATGCACTCAAAAGGTGAAAGTCAATCCTAGCGTGATTTTTATGCTAATTTTTTTGCAAGCTCTGCCAGTGCGCTTAATCCAGTGCTTTTTACTGGTGGAGGCTCATCGTCCCGCGTACCGCCTGACACGAGGTCGTTTCGATCCCATTCCTCTGCCCACGACGGCGGGTTTTTCCAGTCAATTCGGTCAAAGCCGAAATGTGTGTAAGGCACATTTTTTTCGACTGGTCGCAGCGAAATACCCTCGGCATAGTAGGTCAAGTCGAATGCTTCGTTGCGTTTCTTGCGGGTGTTCAGCCACCCCTTCGCTGATCGCGTCTCGGACGTTAGCTGAACGAAATACCAGTCTTCAGCCCAGTCAGGGAACCGCAACATTCCACCCTCGCCGCCTTCCTCGGCGATTCGCCGCGACATGAGCAATGAGACCGCATCCTTAAGCTTGTTCGAATTCAGCATAACGACCGGCACATCCCCTCGGGCGATTGCGAGCGGTCCTTTCTGAGATGAGTCGGGCCATTCCGTTCGAGCCAACGGCTTCGATTTAGACGCCTCACCCTTTACGAGGATAAAACGACGGTGCGAGCCGTCCTGCTTCGATTTCAGGCGGCGCCAGAAATTATAGGCGTGAGCCGTCACACCTTCAGCACCGCCGGAGTCGGAGGCAGTGGCACGGATCGCCATGCGTCGACCACTGCCGTCGCACAATTCGTAGGTTTTCCCCATAACCTCCGGAATGAGAACATCCCAATCTTCGCCAAATGCCGCAGGATCGATGGGCAGGCGATCACCGTTCGCGTTGCGGCGGTTTGACAATCTAACCTTGTACATGTCGATGACGACACGATCACCGTCTGCCGTGTAACCCAACACCTGGACTACGAACGCGCGCTTCTGGATGTCGACGGTCGAAACGAGGTATCGCACGCCTTCTGGCACAAGAGGCTCTTCGGGTGTCGATCCCCAGTCCTCGCCCTTGGCTTTCAGCAGTTCGGGTGCAAAATCGGACAGCCGGGCCTGCGGGATATAGAAGGTCCCTTGGTCAGTCGTTCTGGTCTTCCTGAGCGCACTGTCGTCGCCAGTCTCTTCGAGTTCCTTGAGAGCGTTAAGCTCGAGCATCACGAGATCGCCCCACTCGCGATAACCAGCGGCCGGGCCTTTCAACCAAAACGAGGCGATCGTTGACCGCGTGACTTTCATACCTGGGCGGACGACAGTCTTGCCAGACAGGCCGGATTCTATCATTTCCCCTTCTCGGATCCAGCGGCCATGGCGGTTGAGGTCGTGTTTCTGATGTGGCTTGATGATACAGCCATGCGAAGGACAAATCATAATCGTCGCATCACGCGCTTCCATGGGATCCGTATGCCCGCCCCAGTCAAGTAATTTGAAATCCGGCTCAAACCACTCCTCGCACTGAGGGCAACACCACTGCCATCTGCGACGGTCACCGCGATTATACAGCGCGAATATGCCCCGGATTGGAGGTGCCTCATGAGGCGTCTTGGCCATCCACCGAGGGTCTTGGATTTCCTTATTCGGGTTCGGCGATGACTCAGCAATGGTCATACCGAAGCGTTTGAATGTCGTCGTGCGCATGGACAGAAGGTCGTAGAGGTTACCTTCACCGCCGATATCATCCTCTGAACGGTCGTAGTCGATCGATGCGCCGATCCTGACGGTGATGCCTGAGAGGTTCGCTGGCGTAGGATAGGTCACCAGTACCCGCATCCCGCTCTTGAATGTTTTGTCGAACGTGTTGTCGTACTGACGGGCCGTAAGCTGCTCAGCGCGGATTTGCGTGGAGGCTTTGAGGTATCGACTTAAATCGCCGTTTGACCACTTTCTGGCATTCTCGCGGTCCATGTGGACCAGCAGCATGTCGGTGGGATCAGTTTTTACGGTGTGACTGATCATGTTCAGGACCATCACCGTTTTACCGGTTCGCGCTGGTCCTAAGAAAACCATGCCCGTGAAATCGAGCGATGTCGTTTCGTCTTGTGGCTCTCGGAGATAGGGTGTCCGATCTTCGGACCATGGCTGGCTATGCCCGCCTCCGGTGCCAATTCTCGAATACTCCTTCGCAGCATCGGTCACCGTCATGCGGTTCGCCGGCTTCATCTCGTCGAACGCTGATGCAACAATATCCTCGAGCGTTTTAAACCGCACGGAACTGATTAGTTCATCAATTGTCGGTGGGCGAATTTGGCGGAGAGGTGAGTTCATGCGGCCAACAACCATTCTGTAACATTGAAGTATTCCTCACGGTCACCTGTCGGGTCTTCCTCGCAGACGATTCCGCATTCAATGCGCATCGTTTTAAGAGGGCGGCCAACAGCATCCGGAGGCAGCTCGTCTAGGAAAATCCGTTCGCCTTTGTAACGAACTAGGCGAACTCCAAGACGGCGAGATTGCTCGGCGCGGGCAGCGAAAACATCAGGAAATATGCGACGAACCAGATTCCAGTACGTGGGGCTCGTAGCCTTCACGCAGCCCTTGCAGTTGGCATTCGGGAACCCAAGGCTATATATCCGAGGGAGCGCTATTCGGAAGAATTGCAGCAGCGATGCACAGTCGTCTTTTGTGTAGTTTCCATCAATCAGGACCGGTAAAACATTGTCGCGCTCGGTTAAGACAAACCGCTCGTGGCGATCCCGTTCGTCAGCAGTGAACCCGAATACGTGCCAGTCAACTCGATGATGCTTTTCGTAGTCCTGCCGCGCTTCTTTTTTCCCGTGAACTGTACACGGTGCCCCTTTCGGAAACACCATTGCCTTGCGTTTTTCCCATATGTCGACAGCGGAATTAGAAGGATACTCGGGGTTTCCATGAAGGATGATCGGCAGACCTAACCACCGAGAAACGTCAGTCTGAAACCGAAGATTATCTTCGTCTTCTTCAATAATCGGATTGTTTACAACGCGAACGTCGCAAATCGCGCCGTAGCGACGGATAGTCTCCCACGCGGCAACGGCACTGGCGGCGCCATTCGAGAACCAGACTACAATTGTGTCGCCGGGAAGAGGAGCGTTCACTCATCATCTCCCGCAGGCCGGTCAGCATCATCAATCATCCGGCCGCTGCTATCCAGCTCGCTCTTGATGTGTGCGGTCATGGAAAGGGTTTCGCGAGGCATCTCTACGAGCGTCTTGCGGATTTCTTCAACAAGCCGGTTTGTGGCATCGACTAAGGCGCCATACTGCTTGTTGCTGAGCAACTCCTTCTCCGGCAGGTCTTCGATCCACATCTTCACGTCTTGGCGGATCATCATCGCGACGCGCCCGAGAACAAGCATCACGTCTTCGGTATGCCAGAGATCACCCGACGCCAGCATCACTCGGTTTCGTTGGTGAGCGGAGTCCCACCACATCTTGTTGACATAGGGCGGTAGGCTGGCGGCATTCTGCTGAGCGAACCAGTCCTCGATGCTCCCGCGCGGCGGCACGAGATAGGACATGGCAGTCATGAAATCGTAGAACGGCACCTGCTTGCCGCCGTGGGTGGCCCATTTCGATACCGGGCACTTTTCCAGTCGCTTCTGGATTTGCTTCGGCTGCTTGCCGACCACGTTCGCGATGAACATCACACCGACGGGCTTACGGAACTCGGTGTAATGCGGGAGGTCTTCCTGCATCTGCTTCTGCAGCCGTGCCTCGGCCTCGGCCTTCGTCGGCCGACCTCTAGGACGGCCAGTAGGCTCATCGCCACCCATCAAATCACTGAGATCGACCATGGCTCACACCAGTAGGTCAGTGAGATCGACATTCGGACGGCGTGTGGTGTTTGCGATCCACTGCTCAACGTCACGCCTGTTCCAGGCTGAGAAGCGATGGGAAATGCGCGTCTGCGCGGGGAAGGTGCCGGCCTTCACTCGGCGGTAAATTTCGGCGCGGGATAAGGTCGTCACCTTCGACACGTCGGTCACCCTCATAAGACTATCATTCATTTCGTGTCTCCATTCGTCTCGTTAAAAGTGATATTCACTCTTTACGTGAAATTCAAGAGTCGTTATGAGTAATTTTGTCAGCCGAACGATGTTCGATGAAACCGAGCAGATGGAGGTCGCCATGCAATCGGCGGCTAAAGACCGCCAACCGACCCCGGCTCCGAGGGTCAAATCGGGCAAAATCTTAGACGAGAAGAAGCCGCATGAGTGTGATTTTTACCGACATTGAGTGTTATCACGATTTCTTCTATATCGGCTTCAAGCGCGAAGAAGACGGCAAGCGTGTCGGCGTTGAACTCAGCTCACGGTCATCGAACTATGACCGCAGATATGTGCGCTCAGTTCTGAAGAAGCATACCACGGTCGGATATCGAAGCTTATCCTACGACGTTCCGATGATCTGGTACTCGTTACAGGAACACGTCACCAACGCACATCTCAAACGCGCCAGCGACCGCCTCATCGAAGGTAACATCCAGTGGTGGGAAGCCGAAGAGTTCCTCGGGATCAATATCCCCTTCGAGGTCAAGAAACTCCATATTGACCTCTCCGAGCCGCAGCCCAACGCGTTCGCGAGCCTGAAGTCCCTCAACGGGCGCATGCACGGCAAGCAGCTCCAAGACCTGCCTTTCCCTCCCGACATGCATCTGACCCACGAGCAGATGGACATCGTCGCCAACTACTGCCTCCACTCCGATCTTGATGCCACGCATAATCTCTGGAACGCCTTGCGCGAACCGATGGAACTGCGCCGCGCACTAGGAGCAGTTTACAATCGCAACTTCATGTCCAAATCGGACAGCCAGATCGGCGAAGCGATCGTCAAAACCCGCGTCGAAGAGATCACCGGCCGCAAGGTCAAAAAGGTCGAGACGAAACCCGGAACCACGTTCAAATATCCGGTTCCTGATTGGGTCTCCTTTCGCACCCCTGTCCTACAGGAACTGCTCGAGCGCGTCCGCGAAACAGAATTCGTCGTCAAGGCCGACGGAAAGACTGCGTCGCCGAAATGGATGTCAACGGACGCTGCACAGATCAAGCTCGGCACGGAGGTGTATCAGTTCGGGATCGGAGGCATTCACACTACCGAGTCCAACCGGGCGACCTTCTCGACAGACACGCACATCCTCATCGATGCGGACGTGGCGTCTCAGTATCCGGCCGCGATCCTCATGCTCGGTCTATATCCGCGGTCACTGGGCCCGGAATTCCTAGAAGCCTACGATGGCATTCGCAGAGAACGCCTGGCAGCCAAGAAGCGCGCTAAGGAGATCGAAGAAGAACTACCCAAGGTCAACGATCCCGATCGCATCGCGGCCCTGAACCGCGAACTCGAAGAGTGCAAGGTGAAGGACAAGGGTGGTAAGATCCAGTTGAACGGTGTCTACGGGAAGCTCGGCAGCCGGTACAGCATCCTTTATGCACCTCACCTGCTGCTTTCTGTGACGCTTACGTGCCAGCTCGCCATTCTGATGCTTGTCGAACGTGCGCTTGAAGCCGGCATTAACGTAGTCAGCGGAAACACCGATGGTGTGCTCTTCCAGTGCCCGCGCGAGATGTACGACGGGATGGTGAAAGACCGCCTGAAGCCGTCGGTTCTACAGCAGGTTTGCGCTCAGTGGGAAGCCGACACCGGTTTCGACCTCGAATTCGGCGAATACAAGGCCATCTACAATCAGTCGGTCAACAGCTACTTTGCGATCAAGATGGACGGCAAGCACAAGCGCAAGGGACCGCTCGGCAACCCGTGGAACCCCGACAAGTCTGATTTCGATCCGGTACGCGGTCAGTTGATGAAGAACCCGCAGATGACGATCTGCTCCGACGCTGCCTTGGCTCGCATCAAGCACGGCACGCCGATTGAGGAAACAATCAAGGCCTGCCGCGACATCCGCCAGTTTGTCACCGTCATCAAAGCTGCCAACGGTGCAACGTGGCGCGACCAGTATCTCGGCAAGGCGATCCGATACTATTGGTCGACGGATGGTGACGCGATCTATGACACCGTGCCCCATGAGACGACAGGCAATTTCAAGAAAATCCCGAAAACCGACGGCGCGGCAGAATGCATGCGCCTCCCTGACGACTTTCCGGAGGACATCGATTATCATCGCTACATTGAGGAAACCGAGACGATCCTCAGCGATCTCGGTTTTTATGGTTCGAAGCCCCCGAAGCTGAAGCGCATCCGCCTCACCAAAGCAAACCGGGAAACCGTATTGCGCACATGGGTGGTCGCAGCATGAAGCCCCTCGCCGATTTCGACTTCGCCACGCGCAAAATCGAGAAAAACGAAGAGCTGGATGCTGTAGCATGGGCGGAAAACAATTCGTGGATCGTTCGCAAAATCCAGTATCAGGGTCGCGTGGGCTGCCCTGATCGCCTCTTCGCAGGATACGGAAAGCTGTTCCTCATCGAGATGAAAAAGCCCGCCGCTCGGAAGCGGAAAGATGGCGGACTGTCACCGGGGCAAAGCGGCGAAATCAAACGGTTTGCCGAGGTTGGTGTCGAAATCAATGTGTTCTACACGGCCACGGAGGTGATCGAGTTTCTGCGCTTGCACATGCCTTCAAAGAAGCCCCTCAAGCAAGTCGTCTCGATTGGGGACCTTCTTTGACAAGGTGACAAGCTTCTCGCTGTACCACTTCATCATCCTGGTCCGCTCAGAGAGGTACAGAGCGGCATTGTACGAATCCCGACTTTCATCCTCCTCAGAATGAGCCAACTGCGTCTCGATCGCATCCTCGCGCCAAAGACCGGACTCATTTGCGATCGTAGAGAATGTGCTGCGAAACCCGTGCACTGTCGCCTTGCTGTGGTAGCCGAGTCGATACAGGTAATACAGCATTGTGTTGTTCGATATTGGTTGAGCCACCTTGTCGGGGCTCGGCACTATCAAATCACTATCGCCAGCGATTTCCTTCAGTTCATACAGGATTTCGATGGCGCGCTTGCTCAAAGGAACGAAGTGTTCCTTTTTCATTTTCATTCGCTCTTCCGGTATCCGCCAGATCTTCTTCTCGAAATCGAACTCTGACCACGTCGCAAGGCGAAGCTCCTTGGACCGGACCGCTGTGTGGATCAGAAGTTCGAGTGCCAGCGCTGTCTGTGATTCTCCGTTGTAATTGCGGAGGCGTCGGAAAAATTCCGGCAACTCTTCCTCACGAATAGCGGCGCGGTGAACTGTTTTCGGCCTCGACTCCATCGCATCGATCACCGTGGCGGACGGGTCTGTTGCGGTGATCTCGGAAGCAATTGCAAATCGAAACACGCCGCTCACATATTGACGCACGCGGCGGGCTAGATCGTGCTTTCCCTCGACCTCGATTTCTTTAATTAGAGCGAGGATGTCTCGCGCTGCAATCTTGGTTACGTCCAGTTCGCCGAGACGAGGAAACACCCGATTTTCCAATCGGCTCCAAATCCGTTCAGCATAGACGGCATTCCATCTTTTCCGCCGAGCATCCCACCAGTTTGTCGCGACGATCTTAAATCTGCGTTCGGGATGATCCGCACTGGCTAGAGCAGGATCACGTCCATGTGCCAAATGCTCCTTCGCGATCTCACGAGACTGCCGCGCGTCGGCCAGCGAGACGGACGGATATGCTCCGATAGAAAGAGTCTTTTGCTTTCCGGCAAACTGATAATTCATGCGCCAGAGTTTGGACCCGTTCGGGCGAACAAGAAGATATAACCGCCCTGCATCTGCGAGCTTATAGTCCTTTTCAGCAGGCTTTGCGTTGCGACATTTGAGGTCGGACAATGGCATTAGCGTCTCCGTAGGTGTCCATACGTCTCGGACAATTGTGGTATCAATTCGTGGTAATTGCCAACTAAATAATTGATACTACACACGTCGTGTGTCCTGCAGGGGTCGCCACCGCTTCTCAAATTATCGATGAAAGACAACTAGTCGGGTCTGATGATTTCGCGGGGTTGGTTTGTCCCTGCGCTGACTGATCGGGGCAACTCGAGGTATTTGATTTGGGCATATTTGCTTTTGAAGCGTTTCTCGCAATCTCTGAGTGAGAAATTCACGCGTCGGATCATAGCGCATCAATCTCACGATCGCAGCATTCGTCGCCATCCGCCAAAACTTGTTCGATGCTCCAATTGCCTACAGCACCTATAATCGCTTCCCGCCGGCAATTTTTCACCGCACTGGATATCACTGCGAATTTCGATAGTGTCTTGCTACCGGAGTTTGTGATTCACGGCGGTGTTCGCGCGATTTTTTCAGACGGGGGATTTGGTGGCGGATCAGGAAACGGCGCAGGTGAGGCAATTCCAGTTTATTCGCCATGGCGACCAGTCGAGCACGACGCTGGACTGGGAGAGTGGCCCCAGTATCGTCCAGAAGGCCCTCGGCCAAGCCCTTAACGCTCGCAACGTTGCTTTCCTCCTCGGCGCGGGTTGCTCGTCGTTGGAAATCGACGGTAAGCAGCGAGGCATCCCGACGATGGCCCCATTGGCTGCCGAGTTCTGCAAGCACCCACTACCTCCCCAGTTCGATGATGATTTCAACCTCATCAGCCCGCCCCCGTGGGGTCTTACCTCCGATGACCTCGAGTTTCTTAATGCCAACGGAGCATCTCTCAACGAAACTGAGTACACGTGGAATCTCGAAAGGCTAATGGAGCTCCTGTTCAGTCTGGCGTTCATTTATAGACGCAGCGACAAAGCTAGCCACAGCGTCTCATTAAAAACCGTCGAAGGCATCATCAACAAGGTAAAGACGTTTCTTTGGGAGCGGTGCACTGAGGGGATGTTCGCCTCCGGAGACAATTCACTCTTAGATGTCTATGAAAGCTTCTACCGTCGTCTAGTATTGCGGGATCGGTCTCTACCACGTCCGTGGATTTTTACTACCAATTATGACCTTTTCAATGAGCGCGCGATGGACCGCCTGGGTCTACCGTATACCAACGGCTTTTCGGGAGTTGTTGAGCGTCGATTCAATCCCGCCACGTTCCGCTACGCTCTTGCCGAACAGCTCGACGTTACGAGTCGGAAATGGTCCGCCGTCGACGGATTTGTGTATCTCTGCAAACTGCACGGCTCGTTAAGCTGGACGGAGGACGACCATGGACTGTTTCCAATCCGTGAGGTCTGGCCACAGGACGCCGCTTCCAAGGTCATGATTTACCCCACTCCAGCGAAACAGAATTCAAGTCTTGGCTCGCCCTATTCAGACCTTTTCCGCGAATTCCAGAGCCGTGTCGTACGAGAGCAGAGCGTTCTAATTACGGCCGGATTTGCCTTCGGAGACGAGCATCTCAACAACATCATCTATCAGGCATTGACCATCCCGTCTTTCAGATTGATCGTGTTCGCGAACCCCGACTCCAAGGGAGAGATTGCCAAGCTACGCGCCCTAAGCGACGAACGCATTTGGATTATTGGCGGCGATGGTCCCGACGAGAAAAACCCTGCTCACTATTTCAATACGATTGTCGAGTATTTTATGCCACAGCGTCAGAGCGATAGGATCGACAACGCAGTTAGGTTAGTCATTGAGACCATGGGAGCGACGAAGGACGCGACAGATGGGCAATGATGACCGCAAGCGCGCAATCGGAAAGGTGATATCCGTCTCGGCCGATCGGTTTGTGGTCGAGCTTCACGCTGGCACTGACAATTTCACCGTGGTCGGATTTGATGACATTCACTACGTCGCGCGGCTCGGATCGTTTCTTATGATCCCCACGCCTCCCGAGTATGTAGTCGCCGAGGTCGTGGGCTTACGGGAAAGGGAAGGTCAATCCCGCGAAGGCGGAGAAATGGAAAACGCAAGTGGAGCCAAATTTCTCGATCTAGTCCCTGTCGGGATGCTCCCTATGGCAAGTGACGGCAAGTTTCGTTTCGGCGTCTCAGTTTTTCCATCGCTTTTCGCCGACGCCTTGTATTCACTGGACGCCGAACTAGATCGTATATTTGACACTGAAAATGGGACGGAACCGACGAGGAATAAGGACGGTGGAACGCCGACGCCACCCGAAGCGACCCGGTACCGCAATCTCGCGATTGGCAAATCCGTCATCTTCGAAGATTACCACGTCAAAGTCAGGATCGACGATTTCTTCGGCGGTCACATCGCGGTTCTCGGCAATACTGGAAGCGGCAAATCGTGCACCGTCGCGTCGGTACTGCAGTCACTCTTTGAAAAGACGGACGAACATCGTGCCCGGGGCGCAACATTCGTCGTCTTCGACGTCAACGGCGAGTACTATGAATCATTCAACAAACTGGGAAATGAGTCCCAGATTGGGGTCAAACGACTCATCATCGACGGCACCTCCGCCTCCCATGCCTTTCGGCTCCCACATTGGTTTCTCGATCTTTCCGAATGGGAACTCCTGCTCCAGGCAAGCGAACGTACACAACTCCCTATCCTACGAATGGCGTTAGGCTTGGTCACTTTGTTCGGTCAGGCCTCAGGAGCACAACTCACCAAGATCAAAAACCACATCCTCGCAACTTGCATCACACAAATATTAGGTGATGAGACGCCTCCAGGGGCGAAAGAGACGCGGATTCGCGGGATTCTTCAGCGGTTTTGCACGACCGAGATCAATGCAAATGTCCTTGGCTCCCATATCACTGTCGACTTCGGCAAGATGCCCGGCTTGGAGAGCGCATACAAACTATTGGCCGGCACCAATGGTACCGGCGGATACATAGACCGCAACATTAAGTTCCCTGACTACGAGAATATCCCTTTCGATTTCACAGCGCTTGGAGACGCGATCGATCTAGCACTGCTTTACGAGGAATCTCACGGCAACCGCCAAATTCGAGATTACTGCTCACAGATGGTCACGCGCTTCAAGGCGCTGGAAAAACGAGGCGACTACGAGTTTCTCCGGCACGTATCCACCGACCAGTTGTCGCAGTCAGAATTCCTTGCCGGTTTGCTGGGACTAACCGTCGGGGATGCGGGCGGACACGTTAAATCCGCCCAAATCGTCATTCTCGACATGAACCTAGTGGAGGACGAAGTCGTGGAACTGGTCAGCGCTGTGCTCGCGCGGATGGTGTTCCGGCTTCTTCGGCACGCCGAACCACGCAATCGCTTCCCCGTGCATTTATTGCTCGAGGAGGCCCACCGTTACGTAGCATCGACTCCATCGCGATATGCCATGGATGCCGGACGAGTCTTTGAGCGGATCGCCAAGGAGGGACGGAAATATGGTTTATTTCTCCTGGTCTCCTCACAGCGCCCGAGCGAGTTGTCCAAGACAGTCCTCTCCCAATGCTCGAATTTCGTCGTCCACCGAATTCAAAACCCTGACGACTTGTTCCAGATCAGGCAAATGACGCCCTTCATTTCCGACAGCGTGTTGAAACGGCTCCCGTCCCTTCCGAAGCAGCATGCGCTCGTCTTTGGCAATTCCGTCAATCTTCCCACGACGTTCAAAGTTCGTCGTGCTGACCCGTTGCCCGCGAGCACTGATACACAGATAGTCGAACTATGGTTTCAGGAAGATGGACGGAAAGCCATTTTGACGCTGGGTTCGAGTTCGGACGCCGAGCAATAAGGCAAATCCGCACGATCCACTCGGATGGTGCTGACCGGCACGCAGCTTAATCTTTGAGGTCGTTACAATGCGACTGCCTGCGTCCTGCAGCTCAATTAGCAATGCGGCTGACCTCGACATCGGTCACGTCGTTCATTCACGGAGCGCCACCTCCTCAGCCGCTGTCGGTCCTGAACCAAATGTCCAAGAAGCCCTTTACCTTACGCTTGCCGTAGAAAAGCTCTCCCAGTTGCCGAGCTCGATTTCTCCTATCAAAGGGTTCCGAGAAGGCAGTCATAGCTCCGTGAAGCTTTTCACGTGTACTTTCCTGGGAAGAAGCAATCATCTCTTTGACCTTCGTGTGCCCCAAGGCCTCAAAATCGTTCAAAACGCGATTGATCCCCCCCTCAAGTGCAGAGCAAAGAAAAAAGCGGACTAGGGCATCCTTTTCGGGTTTCCGCAACTGCTCCCAAGATCGGATAACGTGGCTGATTGTATTGGGGAAGTGTAGCACGGCGACCGATAGATTTGTTGGGGTGACGTCCTTGGCCGATTCGCGAATCTGACGATACATGTCCCGGTGAAAGCTAGGATCGATGGCGCTTATTAGCAAATCGAGTTGAAGTGTACCGGGTGGTGTAAATCGGCCTGACAAGATGTCCAGCAACATTTGAACCATGACATCGCGAAACTTCGGATCGGCAACCCTAAAACTTGATCCCTCTATCATTTCTAGGAAAACGTTAGAAAGCCCATCGGCCTCTGATAAATGTTCAGGCCAATCCATGACCGGGACAGCCTGTAGCTGTTTTGTCAGATGCTCGCGAACCTTCGTCCAGCGGCTGGTTCTTAGCTCCCTTGCGTCGCGGATGAGTGCCACTGAATACTCAGAAAGTTCAAGCTTCGGTATGTCGTAGTCTGAAATTCGTTCTTCAAACCGCGCAAGTACTCCAGCCATCGATGCACCAAGAAGGCGTTGCAAGAAGTCATAGTGCCTATTCAAGGTCTGCAGGTTTATCCATGGTAGATCACCGTTCTCGAACCCACGCTTTATCACCTCATTGGTCAATCGATTCTCGGTTCGACTAGCGCCCGTATTGATGAGAGTGGTGAAGACAATCGCCTTTTTGTGAAGGTCAGCGATCCTGTCGAGTTGTTCGGAAGAAACACCCTCGCCAGCTGTCAAAGCATTGGAGAAAGCCGTAAAGAACTCGGTTTCATCTGGGACCAACACGCCGTTGCGGGCTTGCTTTGTAGGCACAGGGAGCGACATCTGCCCAGGAGACTGCATAGCTAGGAAGAGTGCGGAGCCGAAGACGGCATCGCTTTCTGACTCCATCGATTCTGTTAAATGTTCAAAAAACTGTGATGTTGCGAAAATCTTTTCGGCATTGAGGTCTTTCCGCATGTTGTGCGGGACCACGGAGTAAACCTCGGCAGCAAGCTCAAGTTGCTCTCGGAACTTGACCATGTCGCCAACCTCGGGTGCCTCAAGCTGCTCCACGAGATACGAAAAAATGGACACTTTTAGTTCGTCATTGATCAAGTTTAGGGATAAAAGCTCGGGGAAAGCGGCACGCATTTCCGCGGGTCGCTCAGCGGCATAGGTTGGATATAGAGAGTTCTCACCACCGAAATCTATTCTAGCCTGACTTAGCCAACTTAAACGCACACCTTCCTTCGCTGCGTGGGCTGCAAACCCAAACAAAAATCTCGGGTCGCTCGATATCGCAAACTTGCCCAGTTCCCTCGGCAAAAGGTTGTTCGACGCTTCTGATGTGAGCTTCCGATGCAAATTGCCAAGGAACGAGACCCAACGAATTCCATCTTCAATCTGCAGAATTTTTTTGTCGTTTTGAGAGCCGTGGCTTGTAGCTATCAGCGATCTGACCAATACGGGTAGTTGATCGGGGTGTGCAATTTCAATCACGGCCAGCAGTCTACCGTAGTCCTGCGGGTCGAAGCTGAAACGACGCATGCGCATCACTGATGCGACCAAACTCTTCTGGAAATGAGGTTTGGCATCTCCGTTATAGACTTTGGAGAGGCCAGCAAAATTTGAAACGGAGTTCGGAAGTTCGCCGCTTTCATCCCATTCGTCGGCATTCTCTTGGACAACTTGGTCCACACGAACGTCGAAACCTGCCGAATTTGAAATTTCAATAAGTTTTTCAGCGCTGTGAACGGCGGCGTCTTTGATCCGCTGATCAAGCATTAACTGAAGTGCCAACTCCGGTTCGACGTTGAAGATCATTGCCGAAAGGTTCTGCTCGAGCTCATTGTCGTCGGCTATTTGACGAACTCGTGGTTCGATTGAATCTGGATTATTCAGAAGCCCTGGATTCTCTTCCAAAGCGTCCTGATAGGCTATGTAAACTGCAACAGTTGGAAGCTTGAACCTCCCACCGTGCAGTACGTACATTCCAGCAAGCTCGTTGATAAAACCGATGATCTGCCTCGGCGTCGCGCTACCACTTCGATGTCTGATAATTCGGTCGAATACCAGATACACACGAAACAGTTCGTCGCGATCCGAGACATCGGGCAGCGCCTCCCCCATTTTTTCAATGAAAAACTCTCGAGAATTCGACATGACGGGAGGCGAAACCTGAAGTATTTCATCGAAGGTCTTCGTGAAAATTTCACGCGCCCCTAGAGGAGAAAGGGTCAACCGTTCTTTTTTTTCCGAACCGGTCGCCTCTTGTTCTTCGATCAGGTGACGGTGGTATGGTACTATAACGGTCACGGACTGCGATGGGTTATTTTTTTGAACCGACGAACTGCCCGAAAAAACAGCCCGCACTTGCGCCCAATAGTCATTAAGTTCTTTTTTTGGCAGACGGTCTATGTTGTCGAGGACGACAACTACTCTGACCTTTTCGGACTGTACAATCGACAGGATTTCCCTAAGCGTGGTCTGAAATTCGAAATCGTTTGGGTCGATTTCCCTTATGTATTGCGTCACCCTCTGATCTTCAAACTGCTTCGAGCCGATCAGCAATGTTTGTGAGAGCGCCGTTCGATATTTTCCCAATAGGCCTTTTAAGCCTGCGCCCGACTTTCTCCATTCGCAGAAAGTCTTTCGGAGCGCCCAAAGGAAAGTTCCGGCAACGAAAAACACTAGCAGCTTGAATGAACCGGACCAGAAGAAGTCAGCCTTCACAACAGATTTATCGAATTGATATTTTGCCCAAAAATAATAGAGAGGAAGGAACGGGAGGGCTGCGATAACCAACACGCCCCACCAATCCAAAATCGACTGGTTCGTTGAACGAACCTCTCGGACTTTCCCCTTCACTTTCCGCTCGACCTCTTGCAACTGTGAGCGATGCTTTGGGAAAGTTGCAATCGCCCAATCTAGGAAGTGCTCCAAGAGCGACCTACGGAACGACGACCCCTGCGATTGCCAGATGTCGAACGTGAAAAAGTGATATGCCCGGTTCTGCTTGGTTTTCCGTTGGTCGAGGATTTTTCGAGCGATCTCCACGACTGTAGATTTACCACTACCCCACGGGCCGTCGAGCCCTATAGCTCGGTCGCTTCCTGAGAAGTTCGCAATCGCTTTCGAGAGCGCCACGGCGGTCCGCTCATGACCTTTTCCGTTGAAATGGTCCTCGTTCGACGGCTCGTCTATGAGAATCGACCTGCGTATAACACCCAT